AAATGCCATACAGATACAGACATGGGTGGTACTCATTGCCAATCTGCTTTGTACCGTTATCTCCAGAATGATAAAAAGACACGTATCCTTCTCGCAGCTGGTAACAATGCTGAGGCTCACACTGATGTATTACACTGATTTCATCTCATTTATGGAAAATCCACAAAATGATGAACTCATCATAATAGCTGAAAAGGCAAATTCACCACCAAAAGAACTTGACTTATTTGATTAGGGGGCTTGGATTTCAAAAAAGAATGCGGAATTACCTATATAAAGACAATTCCGCAAGGATTTATATGTTATTTAAGTTTTACCGGACAGCAATAATCCAAAATGAAAGTTCCTGTCACTCGTGTCACAAGAGAATAGCTTATAACCTACTGATTTGTAGTATATTTGCATAAAGTGTTAAAGGTGACAGCAAAATGAAATTAAAAATACTATAGTTATATCGTTACATTTTTAAAAGAGCAAACAACTTTTCATTTCTCCAAGAACAACATATAAACAGAATCATTAGGCGTACCCAACTCTTACGTTAGCAAGATTAATATTTCTTCTCGCGTAAAAATAATTCTATTCATAAATTAAACATAGTGTATAGCACTAAGGTCCTTCTACTCATAGTAAAAAGAAGCCGTAAATAGTAGAGAACGAATATAAAAAGCGTTACTTTACACTTAACTATAAAAGTTCAAGACTGCATATTACATACTTCTTGCTATGTTTTAAGACATAGTTTATAGACAAACTATCTATAACAAATCCTGCAAGGAGTAAAACCTTTTGACTTTGCTGCACTCACAGAAAGGCTTTTTATACTGCCAGAGCATCTATTAAGACCACGGCAATTTTGACTTGAATGATACTTTCTTGCCTTTGGACCCGTACAAATGTAAACCGTTCCAGACTGAATATCCGTATTTCTCTTTGTAGAAGCAGTCGTTCCTCCTATCGTAGAGAACAACGCAAGTGCTATAAACGCTGATTTAATAAATTGCATATTGGTATAAAGTAAGATTGTTGTAATGAACTTAGTAAATTAGAAGTGAGAGCGAAAGGTAAAGGCTCTACCTCTTTTGGATATACATTTATAAAATATAAAAATAGGCGGAACACCTACGTAAACACGTGGTATACCGCCTAACATATTGAATTTTAGTAAAATACTACTTTTCTTCCACTGCTGCTTGTGCCGCAGAAAAATATTGCTTAAAATAAAGCAGTTAGACGGCTTGTGTAAGTAAACCATGTTTTCTATTGTTTTTTAATGTTTTATTCATCTTGTTTAGTTTGATTATTGTGCAATGGAACTGATAATATAAAATCGCTTATTTGGCTGTTTATTTTCGTTCTGACGGCTTCAAATGCAAAAGATGATACCTTTATCATAAGAAAATGTTTAAAGGCCTATATAAGCAAATTAATGACAGCTGATAGTACCAATAATACTAATCCTATCCCAAAGCATATCGCAGCTGTAGTCTGATTATACGCCCTTTTCTTCTCAAATACAAGCAGGTATAAATAGGGTCTTGAGTATAAAACTATTCCCAATGTTATTATCCACAAAGGAATATTAACAACGGCTTTTCCTAAGTCATACCAAAAACCAAAACTACTCTCTCCCCCTACTATCAAGGTTCGGATAGCAGCAAATATAAATACAATAACTAACCATGAAAGAATACAGGTAAAGTAATAAATTATTTTTTTCATTTGTCTGTAAGTTTATTAGTTTATACTTTTGATCTTGGTTTACCTCAAGTCACCTTGATTACTTCAACGATATACACATCAACACACGATAGACGCCATATACGTCCTTCAGTCTGACTTCAAAAGGAACGTATTTCGAATTGATTGATTTGCAAGTTACGGTGTCTGAATGGTCTGATGGGAAAAGCTGTTTGACGACAGAACCATTACAAGTATCCAACACATAGACACGTCCCCACTCGTAGTTCCTGTTCCCATTCCAAAGGTTCTGCATTATCCATAGAACCAATGGCATGCATCAGAAGTTTCAGTTTTTCAAGTTCCTTGTCTCTTTCCATTCTCTAAAAAATCTTTTTGTTCTACGAATAGTCAATATTAACCAAAACAGATAAATTCCAAAAGCACCTCCAAAGAAGTGTATCAATGTAACATTACCATAAATCAACCAATGTACACCTGAAAAGATTGCAGACAGTATAAGGCAACATGTGTACATGAACACGTTATGAAGCACCAAACCTATAACTGATTTTAAATTATGCATTGGTTAACTTTTCTATAATTCCTATCAGCCTGCTCTTTTGCTCCTGACTTGTTTCTAATTCTCTTGTCAAAGTGGCAACACTTTCTGTCAATGTCTGTACTATTGGTGACGGCTTGCCATCGCTGCAGCTTTCTCCAAAATTGTTAGTTATAGTAGACTTTGCAACCTCTCCTATCGTAGTAGTAGTGCCAGTGATACTCCCACCAGCTGCAATGCTTCCACGGTCTGCTGAGATAATAGCAGAATCATCAAAATATTCTTTAAAGAAATTATACTGCAAAGCTTCACTTACCTCAATTAATTTATCTGTATCAATACTTACTCGTGTAAGAATTCGATTCACGTTTTGCTGTGGAATACCTATGAGTCTTCCAAATTCAGCCTTGGACATATTGAGTTCATTTAGACGCCGCTCAATTGTCAGCCCAATATTAACCTTATTTATTTTCATAATCTGTTTTGATTTTGCTAATCATTAAAAAGTTAATAAATGTTATATAATTAATCATTATTGATTAATATAATCTTATTTGATTATCTTTGCATCATAAAGTTAAACATTAATAATTACAAAGCAAAGAAAATGACTGAAAAAGTACAATCAAAGCGCAAAAATGTGATGTCTCGCATCAAAGCATTGAAAGTTGGCGAAGCCGTCAGTTTCCCTATTGAATGGATGGACACCGTGCGAGCTCAAGCAAGCAAGGCTAACGCTTTGTTCGGTGGCAAGCGAAGTACTCGCATGGAAGTTGGCGAACGGCTTATCTATGTTGAACGAGCAGAATAGTATCATGCCAAACTCTTGTAAATCTTGTTCCAATGCACATAATGGCATCAATGGACGCTACTGCAATATGTTCAAGAAATATGTTGAATATATGCAATCACCAATCTGTATAAACAAGAAATTATGAACAAAGCAATCTACCTAAACTGGCGTTTTCACGTGCTATTCCTATTAGCAATGGTTACTATCTTCTTGCTATTTTCTGACAGCGAGGATATTACAATATTCTTTGTTAGTAAGTTGATAGGCGCAGTCCTTGGTTACATTTCTTTCCAATTATTTAAACATTGGAATAAAAATGAAAAACTCAATGGCATTAGGGAGCTTATTGAGGAAGATTAAGAAAGTTATTACGTCGTGACGTGCGTCATGCGCTCTTTCTGCGCTGTGCATTTGGTTAACAACTGGGTGTATGGATTGTGGAAATCAAGAGTTTTGCTACCTATAGTTTGGTTAATAGCTGGGCGTAGGCGGGCATCAGCAGATAAGACAAACGTAAACGAAGTAAACAACACTTAAAAGATAAACTATGATGCAAATAGTATTCTCTGACAAGGTCGTTACCTACGATACATTTATGAATGACCTTGCAGCTCGTATAACATCATTTCTGCAGAATGATAAAAACGAGCCTGAGATGATAAGCCAACGGCAGGCTTATAAGACATTCGGACGTGGTAATGTTGATAGGTGGCGTAAAAATGGTTTGATTCATCCATGTGTGCGCCCTGGGAAAAGGGAGTACTCTACACGTAGATTGAGAGAACTCCAACGAACAGAACAGGACTATTTATAGAACAAATAATATATTCAATTCTAACAACAAAATTATGAGTAAAATCAATCTTACAGTCGAAGAAATTAATGCTCTAAAAAGTACAGAGATTATTACAGACGAAAGAGTACGAGAGAAATTCGTACAAATCTATGACACAATGTGGGCTAACACAACAGGTGTCAGTGGTGATGCTGCTTACGAGAGAGAGAGCAGATTTTTCAACAGCATAATTTGCGAAAAGGAAGACCTACGTACCAAGTGTAGTAAATTCTCAATATTCACGTCATTCCTTGATGTTGCTATATCAGGCTTAAGTGTTGAGCCTGGAGTACGAGCACAAGCATACCTACAATCACGATCCGTAAATATCGGTAAAGGGCAAGACGGGAAAAAGTTGTACGTTACACAATGCGTGCTTACGGTGTCAGGCTATGGAGAACTCGTTCTCCGTGCTCGCTGCGGTCAGATACGCCACGCTGACAATCCCGTCATAGTGTATAAGGAAGATGGATTCGAATTCGGAGAACAGAATGGTAACAAGTTTGTGAACTACACCTGCCGTCTTCCCCACGCCTCCAACGAGATTGTAGCTGCATTCATGAAGATTACACGAAATGACGGTTCTACTGATTATGCCGTTTTGCTCCCAGAAGACTGGAAACGGCTGCAAACCTACAGTGAAAGGCAAAATCGCAAATGGGATGACAACACCCATTCGTTTGTGAACGGTAAGCCCAATGACTTATATGTTGCTGATGGTGGACAGATTGATAAAGGCTTCCTTGTTGCGAAACTCATCAAGCACGCTTTCAAGACTTATCCAAAGGCTCGTATCGGTCGTGGTACTCAATTGGAGTCTCAGCAAACCGAGGATGTAGAAATTAAAGATGACATCTACGGAGTTGGTGAGGTTGTGGACACCACTACAGGCGAGGTTATCCAGACCGAAGAGAATTTCGGACCAGCTGCGGATACTTCTGATGGTGTTGTCGTAAATCCTACTGAGACAGCAAGCGCAGAAGGTACTGCTAATGATGATGTTTTCTAATCGCAAAATATAAGTAACTATGAGTACAGAATTAAGTATCGTGCGCCCAGAGAATGTGCAGATGATAGCACAAAATGCACCAAAGATTTACAATGAAAACCAACAGCGTTCAGTGCGTTGCACTAATGCTGGTGCTCAACTGCTATCCGAAATAAAGGAGAAAGGTATGAGTGATGAACTCGACCAGCGTTGTGCAGCCTATCTTGAGAAATCACGCAAGACGGTTAAGCTCATGAATGAGCAGCGTTCACCAATCACGAAGATGTTTGACCAGATACGTACCGAGTTTACAGGTATGGAAAACTCTATCGACCCAACCAAGGCAGGAAACGTACCTAATCAGATACAGGCTTTTCGTAATCAGTTTGCAGCAAAGAAACGTGAGGAGGAAGATAAGCGCAGACGTGAAGAGGCGATGAAGCTGCAAAAGCAGCAGGCACTCACAAAATATGAAACAGATGTAGAAGATGATTTCAGACAGTTGTTTAGTAGGTACATCACACAACGTATCAATGAACTAACTACACTCAACACATCACTTACACTTGAGAACTTCGATACACAGTCCGTGAAGATTGTTGACTATCCTACAGCAATGCCTGCTGATTTGTTCAACCATCTTACACTCTCTGTTCTTATTCCACAGATATTATCAACAGATGAGGCTGCTAAAATTCGTGCAAGTGTTCAATCACGCTTGCTTGCACAGTTCAACGAACAATACACTACAGAGATTGGTGACTATAAAGATACTATCGTAGATGCACTAAATTCTAAGCATGCCGAACTCGAACGCATGGCAAAAGCCAATGCAGAGGAACAAGAACGCATGAAACAGGAACTTGCGGCAAAAGAAGCTGCTGAGGCTGCACGACTTGAAGCAGAGCGTAAGCGTAAGGAAGAGGAAGCCAAGGCTGCAAAGGAAATTCAGTCGCAAGCACAGGAAGTAGGTAATCTTTTCGATTCTGCCTCCGTCTCTACCCCTGCTTATACTCCTAAGACCTCTGTAAAGAAAAAGATAGTTGCTCTTGATGCAGAGGGTATCATCAATATCGTTTCATTCTGGTGGAGTAAGGACGGTATGTATATGAGTGTAGAGGACTTGACGAAGATGTTCAAGAAACAGATTACAGCTGTTGAGAAATATGCAAACGATAAGGTTAATGCAGAATTCATAAATTCACCGCATGTTAGGTATGAGGATGAAGTAAAAGCAAAATAACCATGACAACTCATAATCCAGATGAATACTATAACCGCAGTGAGGTCTCCAACTCTGACCTCACTGCACTTAAAGAACAACTCTACCCACGACCTCAATATGGCGACCGTGAGGCAGCTTTCTACTTCGGTAGCATAGTAGATGCCTTAATTACAGAACCCACAAGAGTTGATTTCATCAATAAACTGGTAGATGGTGAGCCTGTAGATGAAGAAATATGGCTACATGCACGTGAAATGCAACGTGCCTTACGTGCAGAAGCACGGCATGACCCATTTCTCGCAAAGGTCTTAGAGATAGCGGACACGCAACGCTTCATGGTGAACAAGGCGCAGGAATTTGACAACGGCGGCTTCTGTTTCACTCTTGACACTCGTTGCAAGTGGGATTGGTGGTTACAGGCAGCTCACTTCGGAGGAGACCTAAAAACAACAGCAGCCTCAACGGATGCGGAGTTCAATGATGCAATAGACTTCTTCGATTGGGACCGTAGCCGTGCTTGGTACATGGACATCGCACACAGTGATAATGATTTCATATACGCAATATCAAAGCAGAACAACAGAGTTTTTAAGAAGTTTATAAAACGTGGCGACGATGTCTACAGCCGTGGAAGAGAAAAGTATGAGGATTTAGCATACAAATACTGGTGTTATTCATTATGAAAGAACTGAAACATAATCTCAAAATAGAACCTTATCCATACCAGCGTGAGGGTATCTTAGCTGGAATGGAAATGAAACGTCTCTTAATCGGGGATGAGCCTGGATTAGGTAAGACTTTACAAAGCATCGGCATTGTTGATACAGCAAATGCTTATCCATGCCTTGTTGTCTGTCCATCATCACTTAAGATTAACTGGCAGCGTGAGTTCGAGAAGTTCACTAACAAGAAAGCACTTGTACTTGAAAATGCTGTACAGACAACGTGGCCATATCTCCTTAAGATGAGAATGCACCATGTAGCCATTTGTAACTACGAGAGTCTGCGCAAATACTTTGTCTGGGATATCAAACAAAAAGGCTCATTCCGACTGAAAGATGTTGTATTCAACCCTGCAATAAAAATCTTTCGCTCTATCATCATTGACGAAAGCCACAGGGTTAAAGACCCATCAGCACAACAGACTATCTTCACACGAGGCATAGCAGAGGGTAAGCCTTATCGCATCTTGCTATCTGGTACTCCTGTTGTCAATCGTCCAGCTGATCTCATCGCACAATTGTCTATCATGGGCAGGTTACCAGAGTTCGGAGGACGCACACATTTCTTGCAAGAGTATGGCGGTGGAGACTTAAACAGAGAGAACAGAAGCCAGGAGCCAGACGAGGTAAAAAACCTCGACAAGCTTTCTTCTGAACTGTATTCTCGCTGTATGATACGTAGAGAAAAGGCAAAGGTGCTCACACAGTTACCAGACAAGACACGTACCGACCTCTATGTGGATATATCAAATAGTGAGGAGTATGCTTGTGCAGCAGAGGACCTTGCTACTTATCTACGTGAATACAAGGAGTGTACTGATTATGAGGTAGCTCGCAAAATGCGAATGGAAGCTCTTGTTAAATTTATGGCGCTACGTTCGATAGCAGCCAAAGGCAAGGTAAAACAAGCTATCGATTTCTGCCGCACGTTTCTTGCAAATGGAAAGCCTCTTATTCTGTTCTGCTCTCTGCATGAGATTGTAGATGAATTGAAAAAGGCATTTCCAAAGGCGGTTACAGTTACAGGTCGTGATAGCATGATGATGAAACAGGCTGCCGTTGATGCCTTCCAATCAGGACAAGCACAGCTAATAATCTGTTCTATCAAAGCTGCAGGTGTCGGTCTTACGCTTACAGCCTCATCTAACGTGGCATTTTGTGAGTTTCCCTGGACCTATTCTGACTGTTGTCAATGTGAAGACCGTGCGCATCGTATCGGACAGAAAGACAATGTTACATGCTATTATCTCATTGGTCGTGGAACTATTGACCATACTCTCTATAACATCATACAGAATAAACGGTCTGTAGCTAATCAGATAATGGCATCCACAGATGATATTCCAACGGATAAGATGTATTTCGACCAACTTACGGATATGTTTCTTAATCCCTGTTACAATGTATAAACCCATTTTTAAATAAAATATTAAAACAATGACAAAGAACGAAATCATTTCAGAGGTTGTTTCTACAACTAACCTTACACGCTCACAAGCTATAAAAGCTTATGATGCAATTTTCAAGTCTATTCAGAAGTCACTCATTAAGGGTGAGAGTGTTTCACTTCGTGGTTTTGCAACCATTAAGCTTGTTAAAACAAAGGAAAGGATATCTTACCTACATGGTAAGCAGGTTCCTATTCCAGCTTGTGCCACTGCAAGACTTAAGCTCAGCATGAAACTTAAGAAACAAATGAATCAATAGTTTTAAGACAAAAAACTAAGATATGAGAAATAGAACAAGCACTTGGTTTGAAACAAGAGTCAGATATGACAAGACCATGGAAGATGGTCGGGACAAAAAGGTCACAGAACAGTACGTGGTAGAGGCTTTAAGTTTCTCTGAAGCTGAGAAGCGTATTACGGAAGAAATGTCACACTACGTAAGTGGTGAGTTTGGGGTAAAGGCTATTAAGCTTGCTGCCTATAGTGAGACTTTCTTCAGTGATATCGATACTGACGATAAGTGGTTTAAGGCAAAACTTGCTTTCATCACATTAGATGAAAAGACTGATAAGGAAAAACGTACCCCTGTAACTTATCTTGTTCAGGCTGCAAGTCTTGACAAAGCACGTGCTTATGTTAAGGAAGTCATGGAAAAGACATTGATTGATTATGATGTTATCTCTATTTCAGAGACGAATTTCATTGATGTTTTTGAGCATAAAAACCAATAGTTCTATGACGCTTGAAGAATTAGTAGCTGCGCAAGTAGCTACAAAGCGTAAGCGTCCTTCTGATGAGGAACACCGCATACAATGTTCTTGTGTGCGGTGGTTCAACCTCAAACATCAAAGCTTAAAAGGTAGGCTGTTTGCAGTACCAAATGGTGGCAAGCGTGATGCACGTACCGCTGCTAAGCTAAAAGAAGAAGGCGTTGTCGCTGGAGTTGCTGATTTAATACTCCTTGTTCCTAATCGTTTCTACGGTGCATTACTTATTGAAATGAAGACTGCTTCTGGAAGACAAAGTACTTCACAAAAAGAATGGGAACGAATCGTAACGGATAAAGGAGAATATAAATACGTAGTTTGTCACTCTCTTGACGACTTTATTAATGAAGTCGATAACTACTTAAAGTATTATTTATAATTATGGGTCGTGCTATAAAACAAGGTCTTGAATATTTCCCTTTCGATATTGATTTCTTTCAAGACATCAAGATAAGGAAGCTAATACGCTATCAAGGTGGTAAAGCTATAACGGTGTATACCCTCCTACTCTGCATCATCTACCGTGATGGGTATTACACAAAGTGGGATGAAGAGCTGCCATTTGTTATCTCAGAGTTGTCTAATTACGATGAACAGTATATACAAGAGGTTATTAATTGCTGTCTGACAGTTGGACTATTCAATAAAAGTCTTTTTGATACCAATAGTATTCTTACCTCCAAAGGAATTCAGGAGAGGTATGTGAATATTAATAGAACTTGTAAGCGTGGTGCCAGTGTCAATGAGTTTAGTTGCCTTGAGAAAGATGCCGAAGAAGCAATAACTCATATAAGCAAAGTAAACATCATTAATAAGGAGCCTGCATTAGAAGCACTCACCCTGGATGATGAGATAAACGAATTAAAGTCTGCTGAGGTTTGGATTGATAATCTACAAGCATTACATCACATGACAGCAGAAGAAATAAGAGCAAAGCTTGATGAATTCAAATTACAATGTATTGCTGATGGGAAAACGAGGCACGAAGACCTCTCTGATGCGAAAAAGCACTTTAACAACTGGTTAAGAATCGTAAGCAATGATAAAGTTAGATCCGAAAGCAAAGCTGGACGTAGAGGAAATATACTCAAAGCTGATGCAAAGAAAACGTATTCCGAAACGTTTTAGGTTACCTTACACAGCTGAACAAGTCTATACCATGTTATATGCTTCATGTAGAGCTGAGGTTGCAGCACGAATGAGAACGTTCAATGCAACTGATGAATACAAACAGCATGTATGGGAAATATCACAATGGCTGGTGTCAAACGATAGTAAATTTGGCTTATTCTTGTCTGGTAACAAAGGTAATGGAAAGACAACTATGGTGTATGCACTTAAAGCCTTATATGCTTATGTTCACTCTGATAGTACATATACACCTGAAAATAAAATGCACGAACTACCTTACGCAGGCTTTAGAATAGTCACAGCAAAAGAGTTAGTGCTACTTGCAAAGGCATATAATAACCCGACAAAGGAAAATAGCCAAGCTGTGGGAGAATACAAGTTCTTACGAAATGTAGAAGTCCTATGTATTGATGACCTTGGGGCAGAACCACGTGAGAGTATGAACTACGGAGATATCATCACTGCTGTTACAGATATCATGATGTATCGATATCAAGAACAGTTCTGCACTATCTCAACATCAAACCTCTCAGCTAACGAAATCTCAGGTTATTATGATGAACGCTTTGCAGATAGATTAAGAGAGATGGCACATATTATAAATTTTGGAAACGAAAAATCATTTAGAAACTAAAAACTTATGAACAACGAAATTAAAAATGATTACGCCTATTGTTTTGGTGTAGCTTGTAAACTCCGTAACCATTGCAAGAGACACTTGCCTGACCCTCCAGACGCTCCGCTTTGGTGGGTGCCTGTTGAGTATCGAGAGGAAACTGGGAGGTGTCCTCATTTCGAGAAGAATTATAAAGATAACTAAAAAAATCAATATGGAAAAGAAAATTATTGCCTATAAAGGCTTTGATAAATCCTTAAAGTGCAGAAGATTTCAGTACGAGGTCGGTAAAGAGTACGAAATGGACGGAGATATTAAGTGCTGTGAGAGAGGATTTCACGCTTGCGAGTCTCCGTTAGAAGTGTTTGACCATTACGATATGCTCGATTCTCGTTTTGCAAAGGTAGAGCAGTCTGGCGAGATTGATAAGGGAGAAAATTCTACAAAAGTTTGCTCCTCAAAGATTAAGGTAAAGGCTGAGCTGAAATTAGCAGACATTATTAACCTTGGAGTCGAATGGATAAAAGATGTCACTTCACCAGCAAAGCTAAAAAAAGAGACGGACTTAAATGATAACGGTAACAACTCTGCTCAGATTGGTAGTTCTGGTGACTCTGCTCAGATTGGTAGTTCTGGTGACTCTGCTCAGATTGGTAGTTCTGGTGACTCTGCTCAGATTGGTAGTTCTGGTGACTCTGCTAAGATTGGTAGTTCTGGTGACTCTGCTAAGATTGGTAGTTCTGGTGACTCTGCTCAGATTGGTAGTTCTGGTGACTATGCTCAGATTGGTAGTTCTGGTGACTATGCTAAGATTGGTAGTTCTGGTGACTATGCTAAGATTGGTAGTTCTGGTGACTATGCTAAGATTGGTAGTACAGGTGACTATGCTAAGATTGGTAGTACAGGTAAACACTCTATTGTTATGGTAGCTGGCAACAATTCTGTTGCTAAGGCTAAAACTGGAAGTTGGATAACACTTGCAGAATGGGATTGTATTGATGGAGATTGGATTCCTATCTGTGTAAAAACAGAGCAAGTAGATGGTGAACGTATCAAGGCTGATACCTTCTATAAACTGGTTAATGGTGAATTTAAGGAAGTAGAGGAATAGTATGACACAGAAAGATTTATCTCTGGTGTACGCTTTGAAAGAGTATGCCAGAGTAAATGGGAAAGGCGGTCCTATCATTGAAGATAAGAGGTGCTTTAGGCTTGACGACATCAAGGCAGCTTTCAACGCAGGGCGTGAAAGCGTAGTGGATAGTTTGCCTGAATTGGAGTGGAAAGGGTATGTGCCTTTCATACATGCAGCTACTCCTATTGGTAGATATAACATTGACAATTTCGGAATATGGTTATTACGCTTTAACGGAAAGGAAATTCCACTCTCTACTGGTAGCTCTTTAGAAGAAGCCAAGCAGGCAGCCAATGAGGACTATAAACAACGAATAAAACAAGCATTAGGACTATGATTTCAAAAATTATGTTTACAGAGTTAAGACGAGTGTGTTCAAATGGGTATATGCACTATATTCCTGAGTTTGAGGAAACATTTCCTGAGCTTAAAAATGTAAGTAATGAAGAAATGGTAGATAGGTTTAGAAAACTTGGTATTGAATTTTACACTACCGAAAAGAAACCCGTATCTCTGCTTGTTAGGTTATCTATGCCTTTTGCTTTCATTACATTTATAATTATGTTGATAACAAGCCCCATACACTTTTTCATTACAGGTAGATGGAAGTATCGGTTAAAAAGCAATGGTAAACTTATGAATTGGTTTGACGCAGTAGGTTTCTAATAAGTAAAGATAATTTCGAGTTATGACAATATTAGAATTACAAAAGGCACTTCAAGAAATGTACGAAAAGTACGGAGATGTTGAAGTGGTTGTTGAAGATACAGACTGGACTGGTGTTGAAAAATATCATTATGGGATTTTCAATGTAGAGAAAACAAAGAATAACGGCAACATTGTGGTTGCATTAATAAATAGTTGAAGTTATGAACAGAGATAAAGAAATAAGTAACGCTGCGCTTAGATATACTAACGAATATGATTATTTTAATTGTAACCTTGGTGATGTCGAATGTGGATTTGAGGATGGCGCAAAGTGGGCAGACGAGCATCCTATAAATCCTTGGCACTCTGTGAAAGCTGGAGAGTTGCCACAAGCAGGAAAGGTCTGTATGTTTGGCTATCAAGGGAAGCTATACAAGGGGTTCATGTACAAGGACGGAGCATTACACTTTGATGATGAGTTTTCCCCAATGCTCGACATAAACGAATTGGACTATTGGATGGAAATGCCCGAGTTACCAAAGAAAGAGGAATTATGATGAAGAAACTAATTTTATTATCAGTGTTAGCGTTTGTAGTCAGTTCTTGTGACTACGAGATTAGAAAGAAGCCAGAGCCACCTAAGCCGAAGCTGACAAAGGAGCAGATACGGAAACAAGAGTATGAGCAACGATTGAAAGACTACGATGTACAGTTCTTATTTGAGTGTAAAGGTGTAAAGGTGTATAGGTTTCATGACTGTGGACGCAATGTTTATTTTACAGATGCAAATGGAATGACAAAATATCAGTACACCACAAGGACTGGTAAATTTGGTCATCAAACACACAAAGTTCAATCAATTAACACAAGGAGGTAATATGATATTTTTTATAAACCTATTAATGTTTATTCTTATTTCTCTTACTTTCGTGTTTATGACAATATGTGTTCCTAATGAGTACACAAATATAAATAAGCGGATAGACAATTTGTTTGCTAATCAACGAACAATATACAAGTATCATTTGCTTTCGTTGTTGGCGCAAATGAGAAATTCAAAAACTTTAGCTATCATGCAGGAGGAATACGAACTTGTAAATAGCATACAAAAGAACATAGAAACAATAGAAAAAGAATTGAAAGATTATGAAAAGAGAGATATTGTTTAGAGGAATAAATTTTCAGAAAGAATGGGTTTACGGAGACCTTTTCCATTCATACGCAAATGATGATATAGCTATTGCCTACTATAGAGAAGGCAGTAAGACCCCTATATTTGATGCTATCTTTCCTGAAAGCTTTGGTCAGTACACAGGATTGACTGACAAGAACGGAGTTAAAATATTTGAGGGAGATATAATTTCTCTTGGAGACCCGAATATTAAATATCTAACAATGTGGAGAAATGCAGGATTTGCCGCAAAGCAGATTGGCGCAAGTAGCTACATAGGTCTAACCTATTGGGCAAGCGACATAGAAGTATTGGGCAACATTATAGATAACCACGAATTAATGAAGTAAAGTGAGGTAAATAAATGCGCAAGGCTTTTGTAATAGACATCCCTCTGTATAATAGAGATCTATTAGTTGTCTTCGGAGATAGGGGCTACCTTGTAAACCAAATATCTGAAGCTTATAATATCCCTCTTCAGTCTGCATATTCCATAACTGAAGACATAGATGATTACAGCACGGGAAGGTATTATTTCAACATAGAAAAAGGCAAGAGGTTTCTTTGGATGGCGAAAGTGCCAGAAAAGCCGCAAGAGTATGCTACACTCAGTCATGAGATATTTCATGCTGCTTTCGGGATTATGGACGAAATAGGCGCAAGTCCTTCTGAAGATTCAGAAGAAGCCTACGCCTATCTAATAGGCTATCTCACGAAAGAGATATACACATCATTTAACGGTTCTCATGAATCGTAGTCTTAGGATGGCGCTTTGCGTACTCCTCGGTACAATAGCGACCGTTGTCGGCTCTACGATAGGAACCATCATCTTTTTTGGTATTCTTTGTCATGACTAAAAGAATTAAATTTTGTGGCAATATTACCAACATGTATTTAGCAAATATTGTACCAATAAAAGTAAAAATATGACTAAGAAAATTATGTTTAATGATAAGTTCTGCCTGACAAAGGCAGTGCTTGACGGAACAAAGACGATGACAAGGCGAAAATTTACCCTGACATTAGATAAAAAGGTCGATGATAAACTAATTCGAGTATATCCATCAAAAGTCTTTTTTGACAATGGTAAATGGCTCTTTGATTACGAGGGGAGAATTTATAATCTTCCAAAAGAAAACTATCCACGTTATGGGGTTGGTGAAGTTGTAGCTATAGCACAAAGTTACAATGACATTGGTAAACCGCAATACGACAAGTTCGGGAAAGGCGTTGCAGGGAATAGTAACAAGATGTTTGTGCGTGCCAACTTGATGCCCCACCATATCAGAATTACAGATATTAAGGTCGAGCGACTACATGATATATCTGACGAGGATATTATGCGTGAGGGCATAAGAAAGGATGGTTATGCTGGTGGTTGTATGTATTTTTATAACAAAACATACATATGCAAGGGGAACACTGATGTAAATCCTATATACAACACAACACCAATGAGTGCCTTTGCATCGCTTATGTATAAAGTGTGTGGCGGAGAAGTATGGAGATTTAATCCTCTTGTGGTTGCATATAGTTTTGAATTAGTTGATTAGCGTATGAAACATACTCATGCAAGCCTCTTTTCGGGTATTGGTGGAGCAGAACTTGCCGCATCGTGGCTCGGTTGGGACAATGTATTTCATTGCGAAATACAAGAGTTTCAACGGAAAGTTTTAGAGTATTGGTTTCCTAATAGTATTTCTTATGAAGACATTACAAAAACAGATTTCACCGAATGGAGAGGACGCATTGATGTTCTCACAGGCGGTTTCCCCTGTCAACCATTCAGCGTTGCCGGAAAGCGAAAGGGAGCGGAAGATAACCGCTATCTCTGGGGCGAAATGTTACGAGCAATACGGCAAATTCAGCCCACTTGGGTTGTTGGTGAAAACGTTAATGGAATCCTCTCAATGGTACAGCCCTGTAATGCGGTTAAAGTGGGACGCACGGATGATTTGTTCGAAGAGAATTACATATATAGAAAAGAGCAACAATTCACTATTGATGTCATCTGTGAAGACCTTGAGCATGCAGGATATTCAGTCCAGCCGATTGTTATTCCGGCTTGTGCCATCGGAGCTCCACACAGACGAGATAGGGTGTGGATTGTTGCCCACCGTACAGACGCAAGGGCTGAAAGTTTGCAACAAGGATGGCAAAACGGAATTTCTAAGTCCTCTATTGCTGCCAACACCGACAGCAATAGACAAAGGGTCAGGACACATAAACAAATCATTGAGCAAAAATGCAACAGAGCGACCAACATTGGCAAAATGTGCAAAGATGCAGCTTCTCCCGACACCCAATGCGTCGGAGGGAACGAAGTGGACAACAAAGTACAATGCAAACAGTCAAATGGGGAAAGGACTGACGGCAATGGCATGTTCAGGACTTCTTTTAACACCAATGGCAAAGGATGGAATGCGCTCAGGTATGACAATGGATACCCTGAAGAAACATGGCAAGCCAAAAGCCAATTTGGCAGAGCAGATTGCCCACAAAATTGGTGGCGGAACTTCCCAACTCAATCCCCTGTATGTAACAGAGATGATGGGCTACCCTTTAGAATGGCTGACCTTACCATTTCTTTCCCAAAGTGGCGAAGTAAAAGCATTGAAGCGTTAGGAAATGCGATTGTTCCACAGGTTATTTATGAAATTTTTAAAAGCATAATAGAGGTAGAATATGAATGAAGTATGGAGAGACATTCCGGAATATGCTGAATTATATCAAGCATCTACATATGGAAATATAAGGCGTAAAGACAGGTTTGTCACAAATAATGGAACCATTTGTGTAAAACATGGAAGAACAGTATCGCAATCTAAATCTTCTAAAGGGTATATGCGAGTTAGGCTTTTCTTTAATGGAAAGAAAAAAGAGGAATTAGTACATAGACTTATTGCTAAGACTTTTATCGAAAACCCTTATGCCTTTCCTCAAGTTAATCACAAGGACGAAAACCCTGCTAATAATATTGTAGATAATCTTGAATGGTGTGACGCGAGGTATAACAACACATACGGAAATAGAATAGCAAAATCTGTTGTAAAGCAAAGTAAGCCTATTATGCAATTCTCTCTTGACGGAAGATTTTTACATTCTTTTCCATCTATTAAAGAAGCAGAACGGCAAACCTTCATATCTGCTGGGCATATTTGTTTGGTGTGCCAAGGGAAGAGACCTACAGCAGGAGGTTTTATCTGGGCTTACAAGTAGCCACAAGTGGCATTCGAGATATTTAAAGCTATAGAGAAAATATATAAAACAAAATAAACTATGATAGTGAAATTTAAATGCGGTGATTCAATCACCATTCCTAAGGGTTGCAAGGCAATCATAAAGGGTGAGAGTGTAGAAATAGAGAAAGCGCAGAAGTTCAAAGACGGAGATGTGCTTGTTGTGGTTATAGATGATGTGGAATGCCCTTTCATTTTCTTTAAAACTTCTACGGATTTCTGCTGTTATCACATTATGTTACGTCCTAATGGAGAGATTAGTAGGACGTGGTTTTTCAATATCAGTGAACTTGTATATACTCGTCACGCCACCGAAGAAGAGAAGCGTCAACTATTTGACAAGATGAAAGAAAAAGGATGGCAGTGGAACGCAGAAAAGAAATGCGTTGATCTCATTCGGTGGAAAGCAAAAGAAGGAGAACCAGTCTACTTCTTGAATCTACATCAAGATGAGAATGCAGTACGTAATGGTGTAAATGTTTCTGTAGACTACATTTGGGAAATATATAACTATTTTCGCACCGAAGAGCAAACAAAAGAAGCTGCAAGGCGTGTGCGAGAAGTCCTGCGACAATACCACGATGAAATAGGAGAATAAGATATGAAAGCAAAAATTATACAAACAGGAGAAATAGTAACAATCATCGCTATTTCGACAGAACACATGACTATTCAATGTTATGGGAATGACGGAATTGTACGTCTAATGTCATTGAGTAGGGGTGATATTGAGATAATACCTGATACAGAAAAAAATATTGATTGGGAACAACGACGCTACGAGATAGTCAAGGATATAGTAGCCAATTCGTTTTCTACGCCGATGGGGAATGTGAGCATAGTATCTTATATCCATGATTGCGTACAGGTAGCAGACTTGTTGACAGAGGAACTTAAAAAGTGAGATAAACAATGGACAAGGAAAAAATGATTGAATGGATTGGTACACATAATGTTGGCGTATCATCAAAAACAATGTGGGTTGCTTTAATGGAAATCCCTCATGCACCAAACAGTAGTAACTACGATATACCACACGATGCAGACGATTTCTCACGCTGCTATGACCTGTATAGGTTTGCGAGGCTGAATTGGAATGATTTGCGCAGAGTGGAAAAAGTATTCCCATACTGGAAGCCAATCATAGATGTATGGGACAACCTTACCTCTGCATACGTTGGTATGTGCTATGAGCGTGTGTATGAAATATTACAAAGTAAACATGATGAAGTAATGATGCTTAAAGGCTTCAAGAAAGTATCAGCGAATTACTGGGAAAGGAGGGCATAACCATGAAGATAACGGAACTGAAAATTGGTGCTAAAGTCTGCAACAAAGATGACGGCTTTCCTATGACAGTCGTAGGACTTTGCTCATCTCTTGCAGACTTAAAGAATGGCACGGTTTACCTTGATTTCAATGGGAACGAAGGTAACATGTGGGAGGAAGAAGCAAAAGACTTGCAACCATACCACAAAGTTTAATTATAAATAAAAATAAGATTATGCAAACAACAGTATTAAAAGAAGTGATTGCGTTCCTATTTGGGCGCAAGTATTATGCTAACATAGTAGCAACAAAAGGAACAGACAAGACAGAAATTTGTTCGTACATATTCACCAGCAAAGAAGAAGCAGCCAAGCATCGTGACGGATTAGAGACGACACGGTCTTTCATCTTTATTGAAACAATATCGTTCCGCTCCTGCAAAGAGTATTAAAAGATAAACCGCACATAACCTTTATGTGTAATATATTTGCACTATGATGATGAATATTCTCAAAAAGATACAGAACTGGTATTGGTCACTCAGATTATATGTAATCGTAGACCCTGCAGACAATTCTGTAACACTATCTAAAAAGCTTTTCAGCCATATCCGCAAGTATTCGGATACGGCTGATAAAGCCGTTGTGTTCGTTTTTAGAGTGTCTGACAGCGGATTGTTTGCTTTTATGGCCAATCCAAATATTGAGAAGCCTACACAGTTTTGCGATATACAATACAATGATAAGTACAAGTGTATAGGTTTCGAAACACTCAATCCATCTGTTGGGCGTATCCTTTATGATTACAATTTACCTGCTGAAAGTAAATGCAAGTTGTCAGTATCAGTAAAAGAAACTAACAACAAACTATATTATCAGATTGAAAAGCCGTCTAAACATGAATAAAGAGATAAAGTATAACGGACTATCGACCGTTCCACCTGACAATACTTGTCAAGATGGAGACTCTGCAATGTTGTTGAACCTCGTTCCTGAAGATGGTGCGTTAAAACCTGTGTCGGCTCCTAAATTATTACTCCAGCTTGGAGAGAATAAAAAAGTTATCTACATTCATAAAACGATATCCTTTTCTAATTATATTATACAGGATATCAAAACATTTGAATTATATGTTCTAAATGCTAATGAGAAACTTTTTGAAAGGGCCGTTTCTCTTGGTGCTTATCGTTCGCTTTCTCATGTAAACGCTATTGGAAACACCTTGCTACTCTTTACAGAAGAGTATATTATCTATTTCCTATGGAAGCAGGGACAATATGTTATGCTTGGAAATCATGTGCCAAATCTACAACTATCTTTCGGTTTAAGAGGTAAACCTCGCATATACTCTCTCTCTGATGAGAGTCACTCTACCTTTAATGTGAACTTTGAAAGGATAGATGAAAGTAGGTTATATGAAGTGTGGACAGAAGATAATCAGAAGAAAATTACTTCACAGATTATGGCGAAAGTAAACAAGTTTCTTGCTGATCAGACTATAAAGGAAGGACGCTTTGCCCTACCCTTCTTTGTTCGTTATGCCTTAAGATTGTATGACGGCTCTTTAGTGTGTCATTCTGCTCCTATTCTGATGAATCCATCTACAAAGACAGCTCCAGTTGTATTTTGGAATAGAGTAAGTGGCAAAGAAGGATATACAGAGGCTGAATGTGACATCATGCTCGTTTCAGCAGGGATAGATTATCAGCTTCTCCCAGACGGGGAAAACTCACATCTCCGAATGAATGATTGGAAAGACATTATCAAGTCTGTTGATGTATTTATATCTAAGCCAATATATACCTACGACCAAAGTGGCAACTGCAAATCATTTGCAGATACGGATAATCTTGATACTAAATTTATTGGCGCACTGGATATCTCAAGATTTTCTGATGAAAAAACCACAGAAAGAGCAGGTCTCATAAACGTACCTGTAAGAAAAAGAGCAGAAGACACGGCATTATTGCCTATCTCTGTTAATGGAACAGACCTAACAAACAACACGCCTGGAGGACATGAGAACCCTTTGGGTAAATATTATGTCGAGTGGAAATACAGTAAGCTTTATACGCTTTTCTTCTCTAAGGATTCAACATACCCCAAAACAACGATTAGTCTACCAGAGCATACAGATGACAAGAATAGAGAGATGCTGGAGAATGTACAGAATTTCTATTTCCTTAAATCTATCAGTATTAACGAGCTCTCTACAAGTGAACGCAAAGATATTGTTGTTAACAAAGAGTATCTTCAATCGCTGACTACAAGAGAAACAATGACAGACGATTACCTGTCACATGACCGAATTACAGCAAAATACTCACAGACATATAATGGACGTATAAACCTGTCTGGTATACGTCGTGAGTTGTTTCAGGGGTTTATGGCTGGTTCCATGTTCTCATATGCTAATAATAGTGAAGCAAGTTGGGAATTGAAAAAAGATGGTAAAGTCCTTTTGGACTTTGGTTCATTAGATTATCGTGACATATCTATACAGACTATGATAGAGGAAGGTGGTGAGAGATATATTGTGAATAGCTATGTTAGCTCACACCTCGCTCCTTTTGTGTCAAGTATGTACACTAATGGTGACTTTGCTCCAACTTCATGGGGTTGTTACGTCTTTTATCCTAATACTCATGCGACAATGATGCGTATACACGCAGGTATTGATACGTACGAAGTAAAGCTTAAACCACACGACTTCCTTAATGGTGCGTATGGTGTCATCGATTACGAACTTATAAGAAAGCAAAACACAACACATACCGAACCTCCGACAAAGCTTGAGAACATTATAGACGTCCCTAACAAGATATATACCTCTGAAATAAATAATCCTTTCTTCTTCCCTGTTACTGGGATTAACACAATAGGTACAGGTAGGATATTGGGAATTGCTACAGCTGCAAAAGCTCTATCACAGGGTCAGTTCGGACAGTTCCCACTATATGCTTTCACAGATGAGGGTGTATGGGCATTGGAGGTAAACTCATCAGGTGGCTACTCTGCCAAACAACCTATCACACGTGACGTGTGTCTATCATCAAAAAGTATCACGCAGATTGATTCTGCTGTGCTATTTACAACTGATAGAGGTATCATGCTCTTGCAAGGCTCACAAGCAATGTGCATCTCTGACGTTCTCAATGGAGAGAACGCTGTACCAATAACTGTGTTACCTAAGATTGATAAAATCTTAGAACACGCAGACTTGTCGAATGGAACGCTAAGAATATTACCTTTCATGGATTTTGTACGTGATTGTCGAATGATATATGACTATGAGCATCAACGAATCATCGCTTACAACACCAGCAAAGAGTATAATTGCAATTATGCTTATCTTTTCTCACTAAAGTCAAAACAGTGGGGAATGATGCAATCCTATATTGCAGATAATGTAAACTCCTACCCTGATGCACTTGCTGTACTTAATGATGGCAGCCTTGTTAATTTCTCTGATGAGACCGACGAGGTATATAAGAGCATCGCTGTGTCACGTCCAATAAAACTTGATGCTTATGACATTCATAAGTCTATTGATACCATCATACAGCGTGGCGTGTTTAAGAAAGGACATGTGAAGTCTATTCTCTATGCTTCTAACGATTTGTATAACTGGGTTCCAGTATGGTCATCTATAGACCATTACTTACGTGGATTTAGGGGAACACCTTATAAATACATTCGTATAGTGCTACTTGCTAATCTTTCAAATAATGAAGGAATTACTGGTTGCTCGGTGCAATTCACACCGCGATTAACCAACCAGCCGAGATAGTTTAGGTTTTTAGTTTATAGGTTAAGATTGATTTTTACGAAAAGGGCAGTTCTACGTGATGTAGCGCTGCCCTTGTTTATTACCATGGTTTTAACTTCCTCCTTACCTTACCCATTCTCGACATAAGAGAAGTGCGTATCTTTATTTTTGTATCTCTTAATTTACTTTCCCAACGCTCTGCACTTTGTGGAAATGTTATGCTCAACCAATCTGACAGGACGCTACACACAAGAAACTCATGTATGTACTCTTCCAACATCTTAACAGTAGTCATTGAAAAGTTGTAAGGAAGTATAAGTTTAATAGTGTATGTATCTGGTTCTTTCAGAATATCATCAAGCACTTCTTCTGCGTCGGGTAATTCTTCTTTTGCGTATGGGTATAGTAACTCCACGCATTCAGCATGAGCTAAGTTAAGAATGCGAGTAACACGATCTATATTGCCGTCTTGAACAATGTCAAACACTTGATGTTTGGCGTGTTCTGTATCTTGTGGCATAATATCAGCCTCAACAAAAGAATAGTTACTGGCATCATATAGCAGTTCCTTGCGTTTGAAAGTCAGCGTTACAATTTTTTTTTGCTGTTCTGATTCATACTGTTTACAACAATTCATAAGCGTCTTTACTTAATAGGTTGGGCGTGTTGGTCGACTCCGCTTATATAGCGCGCGTTTTACATTCTCAAGGCTAACTGTTGAATGCCCAGCATACACCTCTGCATCTTCTTTGTTGGTAATAGCAAACCAATCAGCAAGTGTCATATCAACTAAATAAGAATGTATACCATTACCAAGGCTATCCGCAGAAGCGTTATTGTAATTTGAAGGTAACTTAAAAGCCAGAGTCAATTGACCATTATTATCAATTTCACTAATCATACGATTATTACTCGTACTTCTATCTTCATAGAGATATTCCCCTAAAAGACTCTTGAGAGAAGAAAAAGCATTTGCAAGAGAACGTCTTATCTGATAACTGTTCTCATCATCATCACTTGCTTGCATATTAGATGCAGCCTGATATGGCTTCTTCCCTTCTGCTTCTCTTGCTTGTCCTGTCAGATAAGCTTTGTTTTGAACATCATATATAAGCTCTCTAACTTCTTCGGTGACCGTTAGGTCTTTCTTGTTTTCTGCCATATAGTTTATTTTAATGTTATTAATCGTATGTTGGACGTACTGGTTTCTTTTTGTAATAAGCTTTACGCATAACATCTTCCATATCTGTAGCCGCTGATGTTGCATAACCTTCTGCTTCATTCTTATTTGTAAATATATACCACTTACTTGTTATATTCATAACAAAGAAGCTAAACAAACTACGCTGCATACTTTCCTTAAGGTTGTCATCAAAGGAATTGGAAACCTCAAGTTCTAATATGTATTCATCATTCTCTTCACGCTCTGAACTTAGTAGTTTCTTTAGACTACCAGCAATCATATTCTTACTCTCATTCCAGAAGCGTTCGAGCATCGTCCTGTCCTCATCAGTTGTAAAGATACGATCGTACGCATCTTCGTCATTTTCCATCTTTGCACCTGTATATGAAGTGGTCTTTGCAACTTCTTGATAAACTTCGTTTTTGCCAACCTTAAAAACAACCGTCTTCATACTTCTACCATCTGAATATGTTATAATTAACTCCTATTCCTATATAAGGATGCAGCTCTTTACCAGTACACCCATAGCCAATTTGCAAGCCTATACCCCAACGTTTTGGTTTCTCTCGTATATAGTTATTGATTACTTGCGTCTTCTGATAAACAAATATACTGTCAAGTTGAGGCTCATATCCACTTACCCACGCTTTATAAGTACTATCTTCGTACACCTTCTGAGTAATAGGAATAACAACCGCTGCACTGTCACCTCCTACTTGTTCTACAGATTGAGACAAAAGACTATCCTTGTTATCGTCTCTTTTAGAAACTTTGTTTGCAACAGGCAAGATATCCGTTCTGTACCGTACGATAAGACTTTCTTTGGGAATAGGCTTATAATAAGATATTGTGTCGTTATAGATAACAGTGTCCCTTACCACATCGTAAGTAGATGTAGGAGATTTTATAGGCTTATAGATTAGCGCATAGCAAAGAATAACTATTGCGCTAACCATAAGTATTATTGTAAAAATATTCCTATTCTTCATATTTACAAAATTGAATACTCTTCTTTCGCATTAAAACACGGACAAGCTTTCATCCATTCGTTAGATGTTATCTTTCCATCTTTATTCAAGTCTGGAGAGAAATCCCTATGACCCTGAATAACCGCTGTAGGGTACTTCTTATGAAGCATCTTTAGCAGCGAGCGCAGGCTTGCTTTCTGCTCGTTCGTACGGTTGTCGATAGGTTTACCATTGATATCAATACCGCCTATATAAGCAACATTGATTGAAACTGAATTAAAGCCCTTAACGCCATTGCTCACCTTGTCTTCACAAAGAAGCTGGCTAATCTTGCCGTCTGGGCTAACCACATAGTGATAACCTGGATTAACCCAGCCCTTACGCTTGAATTCCTGTTTTAATCCCTCAATCGTCATAGACTGATGGCTTGCGGTACAGTGAACCGCAATGTATTTTATATTTCTCATCTTACTTCTCCCTTGTTAATTTTGCCACAGCAGCCATACCTGCTGCTGCCCCTACGAGGTATGGATAAATCTTTATCCACCATTCTGGAGGTGTAGCCGCTGCTGCTGTCATAGCGGTATGAATAGCTACAGCAACAATACTGACACCTGAACCCAATACAACAATATTCTTAAAGAACTTCGGTGTTGTCGCTCTCCACCTGCTTATAATGCTTTTAAATGACGCTTTCATTATTCACCTCCTTTCTGTGTTATATGATTATCCATATTAGGTCGATCTACCTTGATATCATTAAGGTGTGAGACCTTAATGTTAATCTCACCAAGCATTGATTTGATTTCTTTCATATCCTCCTGAGAACCTATAAATAACTGATGGTCATTCATAACTTGCACCTCGAGTATTGATATGCGTTGATTAAGCTGCACCCATGAGCCTGCAACAGCTACAATGATTGAGCCAATAACACCTATCATTGCGTTTCTTATGCCTTTATCCATTGCCATATCATAGAAGTCTTACTAATGTTCTTACTCCGAAGCCTATAGCTACGCCCCCGACTGTTAGTCCCCAATCGATGATGTCTGCCTTTCCGCCCCACATTCTATCCTTAAGTTCAAGTGCGGTTGCTACTCCTATACCTGCATACGCTGCACAATACAAGCTGTCAGCACCAGCACCGATGAGTACACCACCTATAAGGTGTTTGTACCTGTTACTTTCTTTAAGCCATTTAATTACTTTCTTCATCTTGTTTTTACAATAAATTTCTACAAAAATAATATAGGAAAAACGATTGAAAGGTTTATGTTTGTAATTACGATAGTAAAGATAGGATGAGGCTGCCTACTAAAGTGATGTAACATATCCCTTCTGCAATAAATGTAGCATTCTCTTTCCAGCTCTTATGAATAAAGACAAGTGGGAACAACACCCACAATATGAGTAACCATGGTATAAGCAAAGCTACTACAATCTGACTTGCTAATCCAAAGAGATAACCTCCTACATAATGTAGCACTTTGTTCTCTGTCCTGTAACAAGGCGAAGCAGCTACCATCAACAAACCTACACTCATCAGTCCTGCAATATAACCCTGCTTAGGCGGTAAGGCATGAAGAGAAGAGAATAACAAGATTGCTGCCGTCATTGTTGCCCACAACGAGAAGCGAACATCACCTACATAATAGCTGAAACTACTCACGCTATCTGGTAATTCCTTTGCTTTCTTTGCTGCTACTATTGCCATTGTAACTGAAAGCACTACTGATGAAATGATTAAGTAAACCATGACTGCATATCCTTTTTATAAACCATATCCTTTTCTGCCCACCCCTCTGCAAGCGTATTGGTTACAAATGAAACGGCTAATAAATAAAACTCTTTTAGTTCCTCCTTTGTCTTAAACTGACGATACTCTGGGGTGTTTCCCTCTCCGAACTTGAACGTTGCAGGTAGGTTGCTTCCATTTGTAAGCATACACAAGTCGAAAGCTGCTTTGTAGTTAAACTGATTTTCTGCAGATAGATATACAAGGCTTCCATCGTAGGTAAATCCTGTGAGTATCTTCGCATCAGTCAGTTTGTTGATATGCTCCACAATATCTTCTTTAAGCTCTGACTCCGTAGGTTTATATCCATAATCCTTACGCCAGCAGTAACCACTTTCGTCGCTTTCATTGTCCTTATGGAAACCATAGAACAACACATAGTGGTCATCGGATAGACGTAATAAACTGTCATTACGTCCCTTGGTTTCGTACACCTTAAAGAATTCTGTGTTCATATTACTACAGTGCTACAGTGCTACTACCAGCCTCAACAGAGGCGTTAAAATAAAATCAGTTCTATCATAGTTATACTTAATCTCTAATTGATCATTAGAGGTTGAAGAAAAATATTACTTTACTCATTGACCGTTACATTGAATATAGCACTTCTTCCATTTCTTGTACGCAAGAGAACTTTTGTTTTCCCTGGACTCTTTGCTACAATTTCCGAAACAACCATATCCCCATGTGACACAATAGCCTCGTCTTGTATAATGTACTTAATAGTACGATCAAAAGAGTTAGGAGTGTCGCATAATATTCTATACTTATCCCCAACATTAAGAGTCACATTTGTTTCCTTTAATGTAATAGAATCAGGATACTGATTTCCATCTGACAATGCGTAAACTCTAATCCAGTCACATCTCAACTGAGCATCCTCAATATTAGAAGAGACAGTGTCTCTTTCCCACATCTGCACACTTACTAAGAGATATTGCCTTAACTTGTAATACATGCTTCCTTTAACACTTGTCGTGTCAAACGTTCCAAAGAGTACACCATCAAAATACACCTCTATCTTATTAGCATATATATCTGCCCGATAAATGTGCCACTTTTCATCGTTATTTCTAATCGTGAAACTCTTATTCTCAACTCCTGCCGTAGTGCCATCGCCAACACTATCTCCGCTCCAAAAGTTAACATCTATTCGAGGACTTGCTCCAAAAATCTCAAAGATGTCAAGCTCTGAATAGTCTGATGCGCCATTTCTAACGGAGTAGCAATCGCTCCCCCAAGTCCAAAACGCTGGCCAGAATCCACTTATCGTTGGCATCTTGAACTTTCCCTCAATTCTAACGTTCCCTCCGAAATCAAAATTACCCCGTGTGTGAATTTGCCCTGCTGATGTCTTTCCGCTAAAACTATTCTTAGAGCATGTTATTATCAATTGAGAGTTGTTTACTAACACATTCTCTTTGGAATTTACATACCACATTCTTTTATTAAAGAAGCCATCGTCAACATTCCACATTGACTCATCAAGAGAGTTACCCTCAAAATCATCTTCAAAAAGCATTCGACCTTCCCTCCGTGCCTTTACTGCGTCAAGTTCGCTTTTTAACTCGAAATCAGACAGATTGGATAAATTTCTTCTCGATGCAAGCATTGAGAGATAGCTCTCAACACTTGATGTATCATATAGAGAATCTGAGGAAGACGTAACTACACTGACGTCTTCATTTCCTGTTTTCAATTTAATTCTTTTCATACAACGCACCTATTAAGTAAACAAATCAGACAAATCCTTCTCACCATCGTACACATCAACATGCACTATAACATCGTGATAAGTTTTTAAGCGACACACTTTAGCTACAGGGTACTTTTTTGTACCATACTCACTGGAAAACAGCGTCCATTCTCTTCCATCAAGAGTATAATATAAGTTTCCCTCAACAGCCTTCAAACCTATCGGGGCATTATTTCCTATTGTACCTACAATAACTTTTTTCTCACCCCAAGTATCCTTACTTAGCCTATTATTACTGTTATTAGAAACATCGGCGGAAAAAACAATACCATGATATGCCAAATCGTCGTTATAAAGACCGAAGAATGTAGCATTAGAATATTTATTATCAGATTTTCCTATAGTTTTAAGGAAAACTGTAAAATCTTTCTCGAAGTATGATTTATCAATAAACACCGGTTGAATAGGCGCATCTTCATAAGAGTACACCTTACTAACGACTCTTGTTACCACTATAGTCTTCTCTGCGATTATGGAAGAAGAGTGAGTTGATGTTGCACGAACCTTCACATTATTGTTGCTTGCACCTGTCTTAATCACAAGAAGACCGCTGTCAGTATCTATAGAAGCATAATCACCACCCTCTACAATACTCCATTTAACACTATTATAAGTTGTGTTAAGAGGTTCAAACGCACAGTGCAATTGCGCTGTACTACCACTATAACTGTCTTCTGCTATAATAGCGATTGACCGCAGGATTTCAACTTTTTTCCCTAATTCGACCTTTCCAAGATTAAGGCTCGAAAAATCACTATCCTTTAATATGATTGCTATACCCATATATATATATTAATATTTAAACTGTAAGTAATTATTGTGCTCTGAGTTGACCTGAAATCCTATATTAAGGTTTGCGTCAGTTACGTAGAACCCACTCTCCTTTGTCTCAAAAACAGGGATATTTATCAATGGTGCTAAAAGCGAGAAAAAGTGCGCAGATAGTTTCGCAACATCAAAACCGTTAGAATCGATTTTCATAACGATATTTCCGAACTTGTCTGACACGTAGAGACCATCGCCTATCGTATCTATAGGTGTTTTTTTTTCAAGTGGGCTGATTGCTTCCGTCACCGCTTTTTGCGACATCACAGAAGTTGCACTATCGCCAGCCTCCTGCGCAATAGGCAAACTGCTTACCATATCCTCGATAGCCTTCTTGGCTTCGTTCGCTTTATTCTTCGCATCGTTAATAGCTTGCTGCAAAGCACCGTTTGCATCTTCAAGCATTGGTGTACCGCCAGACTCTCCTGTCGCCACCCATGCGCCACCATCTCCTACATAGATAGGGCTTGGTAATGACTTTCCAACAATTGCCCACCAACCATCATGTGGACGTGGGAATGCTTCACGCAGTTTCTCTACGGTAGTAAAGATTCCTTTGTTAGAACTTTTGATATTCTTTGCATCAAGCCAGCCGTCTATAACAAAAGTACCTTTAACTCGCCCACCACCTTGTATAGTGAGACTTCCTCCTATAGAAGTATTGCGACCAACAGATACGTCGCCATCTAATTGTGTTGTCTTTACAGAACTCATATTAATGCTGATTTTGCTAAATCTGACAACGCCTTGCTTAAATCAGCATTGCCATAAGTTGTTAATACTAATGATGCTATTGTGTAAACTACAGCTTGGTAGCAGCGTTCGCAAATCTCGATACCATCATCTCCATCAATTACAGGATAAGGAAGATAGACTGCTCTACTAACCATAGCGTTCTCACTCTTGCAAGAATAAAATTCCAAAGCCCTACCTTCTGGACGAATAGCGATTGCACATACTGGTTTCTGAGGAGTACCACGTATGCCTTTAAAGCGGCTACTTTGCTTTTTGTATTCTGCATCGTCCTCACTGATAGCATGATATACAGCACGCTCCCAATCATCCATTTGGAATACTATGAGACGCATGAAGTTCTCAGGAAGCAGACACCAACCGCTTTCAAGCTCCTTCCAATAAATCGCGTCTCCAAAGTTGTTTCCTCCATCAAGTAAGTATACAGGTGCCGTGCTATGTATTCTTTTTACAGCGTCTGTAACCTTTGATTTGATGATATCGTTTAAGGAGAGAGTGTCCACATCATCAAAGCCTATCAGTGTGTCACTGGACATATTTTGGTCTATTGCTATGCGAACGTCTTTTGCTATTTCATCAAGACGATATACTTTCATTGTATAGAGCTGTTACTTATCCAAACCCTCGAATTCAATGTTATTAGCCTTTGCAACTTCGAGGATAGTCTTAAGGCTGCGGAGTGATGTGCGGCTAATACCCAATGTGTCTGCAAGGTAGTTCTTAGCTTCTCCCAAGTCGTTCACAGTAATCTTCTGGATATTGCCGTCCTCACTCTCTTTAACAGAGGTATACTCTTCATTAGCGGTCTCTGATGTATTCTTAGGCTCCTCAATATGATCAAGGGTGAATAAATCTCCAAAACGATAGTGTCGTTCGATAGCAGTCTGCAATTCTTCACTATCAGTTGAAAAGATGCTGCCGCCATTTGATAGTGCAATAAAAGATAAATGCACACTTTCTCCACCATCAAGAGTAACGTTTATCGCAATATGCGAATCTGATATATAATGCTTCATGTCTTTATAAATAAAAAGGGATGGGATGTACGAGAATCCCACCCCTTAGTGTTATTAATTGTTATTTGGTGTTAGGCGTGTGCAAGCTTCATACGTGCATGTGCTTTAGCATAGCGCAAGTATAGACAACTGACCTCCTGGATAACTACAGCGTCGGTGTTACGAATGCCTGCTTTCTTTAAGTCAAGAATATTACGACCCCAAGAGATGTGTGTTTTCTTAGACAAATATTCTGGATCAAGAGCGAAGCCACAATCACTCATACCATTAACATCAAACAACTCATGATGAACCGTAAGAACCTCTCCAAAGTCTGTATCCCATGACTTAAACTTCAAGTTCCAAACCTCAACGGTGTCCTTCAGACGGAACTTGTCACTCTTAATCTTAGAGAATGCAGAAAGCATGTCTGAACCACAGAGGAGAATCTTACGTTTGTTTCCAATACCAGTACCAACAAACAAATCCTTGGTGATATCGACGAGGTCTTCATCTGAAATAACTGCACAATTCTTTGCTGCATCCCACTTTCCAACCTCGATATCCTTTCCTGCCATCCACCAGATACCACCAGTGAACCAAGTATTCATACCCTCCTTAGCAATATGCTTGATAACATTCTTAACGCCAAATAGGTAAGAGTTCTCCATTGCAAGGCGCATGTCGTAGATACCATCCTCTTCTAAATCAGAGAAGTTCCAGTTCACCTCCTTTGAAGCAATCTTCTCAAAGGTTGACTGTTCTACTTGAATCATGAAGTTCTGACAGTACTGAGTCTCTGGCATTGGAATATTATTGAAACGTCCAGTCTGAACATCCAACTCTCCACAAGCCTTACCCATTCTTACAAGCGTAGCACCACTCTTAATCTCTGGGACAAAGATTGGCTGCTTAGAGGTGTTATCCATAGAGCCATTTACAGCATATACTGTAGGTACGTTTGTAGAAGCATCCTTACCACATACACACAGCACAAGGTCAGGAATATTACTACCTGTATACGCCTTACCTGTATTAGGGTCTGTCACACCCTTAATACCAACTACACGGATAGTATCGTCGAGTGTAAACATATTGGTGTCGCTCACAGGAAGTGATGTGCTGGCACCAGTGGTCATAGCCTCAACCTTCTTTGTAGTAGTACACTTAATTTCACGTGTTCCAACAGAATAATACTTCACCACAAATGAGTCACAAGAACTTGATTTTGCAAAGCGGCTAATCTGGTCTACTGGCGTAGCCATAGGGCGAATCTTAATGATACGCTGGTCTACATCGCTCATGTAGAAGTTTTCGTCACCATCTGTACGTCCCTGTGTTTCTGTTGCAATACCATCAGTGCCACCAGTGCCCTCTGCTCCTGCATTTGTTTTTCCTGCATCTGGAAGTGCGGAGGCGTTAGCCATCAGCACGCCGTTTGACGCTCCCATCACAATAGCCAACAATGTTAGCATAATGCGACAGAGAAAACTCGAACTTTTCTTAATTTTCTTCATTCTTCTTTTGTTTTGAATTATTAATAGTAAAAATTGTACTTATTTGTAGGCTGTACGTTTTTCGCCACCTCGCTCCCAAATAGACTGAGCTCCGTCGTAGCGACTGATAGCACCAAGGTCTGGCAATTGTCGTTTAGAACCGCCACCTCCGTTCTTGCCACTGAGATTAGCAGTACCATCATTGTGGGACTTTTTGCGAAGTTTCTCATCAATCTTTGCATTACGTCCTCGAACTTCGCCTTCATGTGCAGCTTCCTCAACATTAGCATCGTGATTGATAGCCTTTGAAGCCATTTCTATACTCTCACGTGAGAACTTACCAAGAATTCCATCTTTCATGATGCTAACAAGGAATTCCATTATCTCGTCAACCTGTTCATCGCTCCATCCCTTTTCATCTTGAATCGACTTAATAGTGGAAAGAGTTTCTGCAATATTCTTTTGATACTGTTCGTCAAAATCTTTCTCTTTGGCAACACGTTCTGCATACTCTTGACTTGCTTTTGCAAGTTCTTCCTGCTTATCAGGGTCTTTCAGTTCTTCTACAAAATCGTCTCCGAACATACGTACCAATTCTATGGCAGGGTTGCCGCCCTTACGCCAATTGGTGAGGAAAGAAGCGCTGCGAGGGTCACTTGTAAAAAGGTCTGAGAAAGCCTTTTCACGCTCCTTATAGCCATTAATTTCCTTTTCGTATCCATCGTAGTCGTCCCCGATTTGACCATATAAAGCCTCTTCATCGTCAAAGTTATGATCAGGATACTTCTTACTCATCCTTTCTCTAAACTTATCACGATTACTCTTAACTGTTGGATTTTCAGCCATAATCTTATATCTCTAAATTTATGATGGTTGTTTTAATGCAAAAATAGGATACAATTATTATATAAATCGTTTAAGTTTTTACGTTCTTTTTTGTAACTTTGGAACATAGATAAAACCGTTATGAAACATCGAGGTTCCACTATGGAGTATGCCGAAGAGCGCATGAACGATATAATGAGGCTATATGATGAGCATATATCTTCATGCGAATATATCAGTATTCCACACATTTGCGAACAGATATCCAATATGCCTTCACGGAGGTTTTGGGTATCAGAAATTTGGGCAAGCAAAATAGTAATGGCAATTATAAAAGGTAAACACCCTTATTATAAGATGCGCCCACTAAAACGTGAAATGTTTCATGAAATACACAAACGTGTTGTTGAACTTAAGACAAAGAACCCTCATTGGTCGATAAACAAGTGTTGTGAGATAGTTGTAGCACAGCCTGCCCCTAAATTCTATTTAAGTGCTGGCAGTATTAGAATTATGATATGCAAAGAGAGAAAGAAAAGATACGAAGAAAGAAAGAAAAGGTTACGTCATTGCTTTTAGCAGTGATAGTAATAGCTTTATCCTTATTGAAGCTTTCTGACTTGCACGAGGTTGGCATCTATGCAGGAGGTTCGTGGGTGGGGAGAGTTCTCTACCCTTTCTTTCATTCGGGTATCATACACGCTACCCTTAACGCTTGGTGCCTTATCAGTTTAGTTTTTATCTACAATATCAGATTACAAAGGCTAATATTTGCGTATATTGTTGCCGTTACATTCCCAATAGAAACACTTTCTCAAGTCTTACCTATTTCTGCATTACCAACCGTGGGACTATCTGGAATTGTTTTTTTTCTCTTCGGTTCTATTTCGTTAGAAGTGCGTAGGAAATTGTACTATCAAGCATGGATGGTGTTCTACCTTATTGTCGGTTTTGTATTCCCGTACACAAATAGCTGGCTCCATCTGTATTGCTATTTATGTGGCATATTATTATCTCTTCTTAACTATCCGATTGTAATATGCAGAAAGAAGTAATCGAAATATTAAAAGAGAATGACAAACGTAATACTGACGTTTATCAAAAGTTTGACCCTATCAGTGGTATAGGGTCTATTGGAGAACGTGTTGAAGTACGTATAGATGGTTTCCCATTAGAAACACAATGTATTCCTGTTGAAATGCTTAGCATTCCATTGGTAAAACTATTAATCAAGTGTGGAAGTATCATAAAATTCCTAACAGAAGAATTAGAAGTAGAATATTCTGAAGAAGATCGTCTTAAAGTTATAGAGCAATTTGTACGATTAAGGTGTCGCTATGACTTTGCTTTTTGGGCAGCATTGTATGTTTACATCAAAAACAAAGGTGGTGGAGACGATGTATTATTTCGACTCACACGCCCTCAAAGGAAGTTTGTAGAGCGACTTGAAAAGTTGCGCAAAGCCAACAAGCCTATACGAATAGTTCTACTAAAGGCACGACAATGGGGAGGTTCTACAACATCTCAGCTATATATGGCATGGCTTCAGCTCATTCACAAGGTAGGTCTTAACTCGCTAATCATCGCTCACCAAGGTGCTGGTTCTGATGAAATCAAGGATATGTTTGACCGCATGATTAAAGCTTATCCTATATCTATGCTTTATAAACTGGGTGAAACCTACAATGAAAATGAGTCTAAATTAGTAGGTGTAGGACACTCTGGTTCTATTCATCGTGTACCACAACGTAACTGCAAGATAAAAATTGGTACTGCTGAACGACCAGACTCTTGCCGTGGTGGAGATTACAATTTAGTACATCTTTCCGAGGTAGGACTATGGAAAACTACAGACGGAAAGAAGCCTGAGGATATCGTACGCTCTGCTTGCTCTGGAATCTTACTAAAGCCGTATACCATGATTGTTTACGAGAGTACAGCAAATGGTACAGGAAACTTCTTTCAGCGAGAATATGATGCGGCAAAACGTGGAACTTCACAGTTTGAAGCAATGTTTGTTTCTTGGTTTGACATAGAGCAGTACTCGCTATCTTTTGAGAATGAAAACGAAAAAGCAGATTTTGCTGTATGGTTATGGAAGAACCGTAATAATGGTAGTGCTTCATCGGCACGTGCTGAAAGTGGAAAGTACCTGTGGTGGTTGTGGGAGCAGGGCGCAACGTTAGAAGCAATTAACTGGTATGTACAAGAACGTGCTAAATATAATGAACATGCCCCAATGGCATCTGAATATCCATCTGATGATGTTGAGGCTTTTGTACATTCGGGTGAACGTGTCTTCGATAAGTATAAAGTTGATGAATTCAGAGCATCATGCAAACCGCCTAAGTATATTGGAGATGTTTATGCAGATGGTGACTCTGGGAAAGACGCACTTAAAAATCTTCGCTTCGCAGAAGACACGCAAGGGTTACTATGGATTTGGGATTTACCAGAGATTGATGACAAAGAAATTGTTACAAATAGGTATCTTACAATAGTTGATATTGGTGGGCGCTCGAAAAAAGCCGACTGGTCTGTTATATTAGTAATTGACCGTCTGTTTATGTTAGATGGAGGTAGACCAGAAGTAGTTGCGCAATGGTACGGACACATTGACATGGATATACTTGCTTGGAAAGCTGCACAAATAGCAGCATTCTATGATAACTCCTTACTTGTTATTGAGAGTAACACACTTGAGACACATGACAAGGAAAGACAAGTAGACGGAGATTTATCGCACTTTATTCTTAATCAGATTAAAGATATCTATCCAAATCTATATGCACGTAAACAAACAGAAGACGAGATTAGAGAAGGTCTGCCTCGTAAGTATGGTTTCCACACCAATGTTGCAACTAAGCCAATGATCATATCAACTTTAATTAAGGTTGTACGTGAACATTTGTACACAGAACGTGACGAACGATGCTTAGACGAATATGTGGTTTATGAGAAAAAGCAGAATGGAGCCTTTGGTGCTATTACTGGCAAGCATGATGATTTGTTAATGACACGTGCTATTGGTCTTCATATATGTTTCTTTGAAATGCCTATACCAACTATTGTGGTGCGTGTCAATATGCGTGTCCCCAAGAAGAAGAAAGCAGTATCAGCTGCAACAATATAAGTTTAATTTAATATATAATAAGATGATGAATGTTTTTAAAAAATTAAAAGCTTACCTTCGCTATCGTGAAGCGGTAAGGAAGGCGAATGAGGCACATGAGAGAACTGGTGAACGTTATTATGTTATGCCTGCGTCGGGTACAAAGAAAGCACTCCTTGTCATGGATAGATTTAACTTCCGTCGACTAAAACACAAAGGCTATATCACCAATAAAGCTTTTGTTGCTGACCTTGAAAGAGAATGCTTTTATGCAACACCATATAGAAATGGGACAGCAGAAATGCCAGCCTCTGTTATTGAATTGAAGAAGCAACAATATTACTCTTGGTGCAATGGGAAGATACAACGTAAGACAAAAACAAAGTCTTGACGGCATTGCCACCCTTACCAATGACCCTTTAGCGGTAGAGAATATCCAAAAGAATGTAAATAAAAAAAGATAGACAAAAGGCGTAGGTTTATCCTACGCCCTTTGTTTATGAAGCTTGTAATGCTTGATGTAGTTGGTCTACAGCTTGCATATTAGCTCCTTGTTGCGCTTTTTGCATAATCTGCGGTGAAACACCTTGAGGTAACTGTCCCTGCTGTATCTGTTCTTTTTGAGATTGTAGACTTTGCAGTAAATCATCTGCAAATGGGAAGTCTCCATGTTCAAGTAGTTGTTCTACACTGATAGCTTGAGCTTGCCATAGTTGCATAAGGACATCATTAGCAAGTTGACGATATGCTGGTGTTGTTGTACTTTCGGTGATAGACAAGTCAAATTCAACATCTCTAATTTTCTTAGGGTCGTATTCGATTTGCGTACCGCTCTTTCCTGCGATGTTAAACACACGTTTCCCATCATAGAATTGCTGTATATTCTTCACGTCCTTATAAGCTCCATCTATAACAAAGTAAGAGAAACACTCCAACATATCAAGCAATGACATTGTAGAATTCTGAACTTGCTGATTATACATGGACGCACTTTGCCCAGAGAAGCCAGGCTTACCCTGCAAAGCTCCATTCACACCTGATATATCCTCAAAGAACTTTAGCTGTAAATTGAGTAATTCGGTAATACCAATATTAGTAGAGTTGTTCGCTACTTGATGTGGCATTTGCCCTGTCTTAGAAGGCTTGAACAATATGACTCCGTTAAACTCCGCCCAACTTTCAGCAATATCTTCCATGCTAACACCATCAGGTAAACAGTCTTCTGGCATCAACAAAACGCCCTTAGCACTCGCTCGCATTATCCAATCATATAGCGTAATGAGTCGGTTAGTATACCTCTGCTGGTCTATTACATCACTAACAAACGAATGAATCTCACCATCTATGAATGGATAAGCTTTGAAGATATAAGGGTGACTTCCATGTTCAAAAGGAGTTTCTCCCTCCTTAAGGATATGTCCAAATGGGGAAAGATAATAGAAGTACCAATAATCATCCATGAACCAAGTAGCTTTGATAAGTGGAACTTCTTCTGCTGGCATTCCTGAAGCCTCAGCCATTTGCATACGCTGCTCGTTTACTGACACAACGTCCTTGTAATAATCTTCCTCATCTATTTTGTAGATATCGCCATTAAGATAGTCGTGGCAACGATAGCGCGGCTTCTGTTCCTTGCGCCAAACTTCTATAACACGACATCTTCCAGGCTCACTGGTGAAGAGGAAATCAAAATTATCAAGTCTACTATAGCCAAACTTCTCTGCGTAGCTCGCTATATATTCTTTCTTATCTGCCCATTTATATATGTCCTTCAGTTTACGATAATCTTCAGGATCCTCCGCAAACTGTTCACAAAGTTGTCCAAAGCTAATATCGTGCACCTCTCCTAAGCAACCAACGTCCCAACCACGAAAATCACGCATATTATTATCGATAAAGAAGTTGTTAGGCTGCACATAATCCGTCCAACAGTCTTCCTTGCCGTTACGCCATCCATAACTTTTGCGATGTACAATAAAACCAGAGATTAAAAACTCTTCCATTGTTCGTGCATATACCTCGCTCATTCTGTTGAGCTGCATATTACATTGCAGAATGGTAGACATAGTTTCTCCAAGTTTCTGCTCATCTCTGTCTCGTGCTACACATGTAGGCTCTTTCGATTGCGAACGATATACACCAAGTACATTACGAACAAGTCTTCGGATAAGATTATTCTTTAGCGGAACGTTACCTTGCTGCTTGATGTACTCTTCCTCTGTCATCGTTTTGCCATCGACGCAAATATTATCGTCCCATTGGTCTCCGTAGGTGTATCTTTTGTTTCTCTGTCTATCTTTTCGGAACTGCTCCATTTCGTTCCAATAGTGTTGAGCCTCCATGAGCACATCAAAAGCCCTACGCCTCTCAAAATTGTTTGCATGAAAAGCAACCGTATCCATTTCCTCATTTTTTGTATTTGGAGTAATACGGCTCATCGGTATAAGCTTCTCCCTTTTATTTGTAACAGTATGCATATTGATATCCAATTTAATAGTGTAGGCAAAGATAAACAATGCCTACACTATCATAAGTTTAACTATTTACGTGTCTTATTCATTTCTTCAATCATCTCTTTTTTTAGTTCTGTAAGCTCTTTCTCAATTGAGAGATGCTCTGCTCCATCATTAGCTTCTTTCAACTCTTGATACAGGGCATCAATATCCTTACTATAGTCTTCAAAAATCTCATAACGAGCAAACTCTGGAGAGTTATATAGAAAATCAATCTTATCAGCATAATCAAAGAGACCTTTGTCAGTATCATTCTCATAATGCTTCATTCTTGCCTTTAAGACATCATGCTCTTCTTTAACACGCATATACTCATTGTTGATAGCACGTGCCTCTGTACGCTCATCTCCATTCTTTAAGATTCGATTGAGAAGTAAGAAATTGCGTGGGTCGTACTCTCTATCCCCAGCTATAGTCTCTGCGCTCTTAGAAAGTTTATCTATAGTGCCAGAAACACCACCAAAATATCCATTAAGGAGATATTCTATCTGCGCTGGATTAATATCAACGGAACCCTTAGTGTAGGCGTCTCCACCTGTAGCCTCGTTAAGCGTTTTAGCTATTCCAACGAGATATTTGTTAGCACTCTTGTATGCTTTTGTCCATTCTGGCATGTACTTATTATAAGGAGTGTCTTTATAGATAGGCATACCTGTCCAACCCTTATTGCTATAAACTTCTGCAAATGGCTTAACAGCACTTGGTACAAATGCCTTAACACCGCCTCCACCTTCTAAGAAGTCAATAGGAAGAACCTGAGTTGCCTGTCCGGCTATTGCCTTGCCTAACTCTGACCCTGTAAAATGCTCCTTTCCACTCATAGCACTTACCATAAGTTCTCCCATGCCATAAATTGCACGATACTCTACAGGTAATGGAATAGATACCCATTGGTCTCCTATCTTAAACAAGATATTGCTACGCCTTACATATTCAGGCAAGTTCCAATAACTATTTGCATCTGCGTCATCATCTCCGTCTCCCATTCCTATACCTGCAATTACAGCGCCAAGTAAGAACATTATAGCCGAAGCGGTAAAAGCCTTAGCAGGATGTTTCTTAAACTGTCTACCAAAGTTTGTTGTACCTTGTATTGCAGCATTCCAGAAGACAAATCCGCTGCGTCCTATACCTGAAACAAAAGCACTGGCTGTACCGATTTTAGTCTGCCCAACTGCGTTCATAAACTTCGCACCACTACCTTTCTTATTGAAATTTACAGATATTTCTTTTGCATCGTAGATAGAACGTTCTACTGTTCTACCCATCTCACGTGATGTAAGGTAAGCTGCAAAGCGTGCGCAGTTCTCAACAGCGCGATTATACTCATCAAGTTTTTCTCCAAGTAAATTAAAAGCCTTTGTAATACTTAGCTTACCATTAGCACGCTTCAACTCTCTACGAATATCATTCTTATGCTGCTCAATATCTCTCACGTTAGCATAGCCTGTTTCGCCACCATTCATCATAAACTGATAGAACATATGTTCCAGTTTATTATTCATGTCAAGCGTTCCTTTTCTATGCTTTGCAAGAAGGACTTTTATTTGTGCAGGGTTGCAACGTGCAATGTTTCTATGGAAACGTAATGCGTAATTCGGACTCTCCTTTACCCATACTATTGAGTTAGAGAAAAGCATGTCTCGAATAAAGTTTGAAACAACAAAGTCTGGATTTCTTGTAGTATAGAACGCACTTAGTTGTCTATTAACCATCTCTCCAGCTTTGAGGATTGCACCAATAGCACCAGATGTATCATTATCTGGGTTAGTCTGCCCATTGAGTGCTTGAGCAGCTCGTGGATTACCATTAAGAGTTAAGATATAGTCTCTTCCTCCACGTTTAACAAGTACTTGATGCTGATGCAAGTCACGGCTATCGACAACTCTATAAGGAATATTTGTGGTTTCCTTTCCATGCTTATACTTGTCTGGAGCCTGATCAGCAAGCTTTTTCATTTTATCTTCAAACTCTTTCAACTTCTGTTCAATATCCTCTGCGGAGTCGTTTTCCTCAAAGTTGTCAGGGAATACTGGCTTCCATTCGTCTGCCACATCATCATATTTTAACCACATGTCGCTAATGCTAACGAGGTCACTTGGATGATTGAGCACAAAGTTAAAGAAGCGCTGTTTAACAAGTTTGTTTCTATTTCCCTGCGTTATAGCACTCTCAGCCATACTTTGCATATTCGCAAAAGGGTCATCAGCTTTAGAAGAACGTCCCTTGGCAACTTTGATTGGTGCATTAAAAGCGCTACTCTGATGCAAAAGGTATGCGTATGCTTCCTCGCTTGTTGTCTCATCAAAGCCACGAAGTGGAATATAATACTTGTACATATCGCTTATTTTCTCATAAGTGTCCTTATCCATCATTCCACACTCGTAACTTTTAGATAAGATTGCAGCGTTTACGGCATTAACCTTGTCCCACAGATTGGTAGTATCATGAGTATTCTCGTACTCTGATACCATAGTTTCCGCATCTACTTCTGCCTCTGTTACATTATCTTTACCTGTTAATGCAGTAAGTCCTGCATAGTCACGATATTCTGCAAGACCTGCACGTGCGCTCTTTTGAGCATCGCTTAACTTTTCGTTATTAAGGATATCTTCTATCGCACGCTTACGCATGACAGCATTACGTTCCAAGCCATGCTTTGCCATCATATAATCCACAAGTTCAGCACGTTCTTGTGCATTCTTACATAGCTTAGACACTTCTGCAAGCATTGGCTTAAACAAAAGGTGTGCAAAAGCATCCGCCTCTGCTTTATTTACTGATGACAGTCTGTTTTCGCCTAAGTAGGCGTTTTCATATCCGTCAATGTCTTCAATATTAACATTCTTTCCCTCAGCCTTAGTAATAGCATTCATTGCCTCTTTGAGACCAAGCATACTATCTTGCAAGGCTTCTTGTGTCTGGAACATTGCTCTATTAACACGCTGTTCGTACTGCTCTCTCGCATTAACTCGCTCTTTCTCTTTTGAATCATCTTCTCTATATAGAATCCCTCGCTCAGCTACATTAGAAGAATTAGTGTCCTGCTGATCATAGTTTCCAACCTTTAATTCATTTTGCTTTGCTATGTCTTCTGCCTCACCTAATATGCTGCGATATCTACCTGCCTCTTTCATATTTTCATAGCTGCGCCATAGCAAATAACGAAGTTCGTTGTCACTTAATTCTGTAGCCGACCAGTTCTCAAAACCGATACTATGCAACATCTTTAGGAATAAACTTTTTATCTTATTCCATATTGCATAATGAACCCTCTCGAAGTCTGTTCGTTCTGCCAGCCCTGCAAGATACTCTTCTGTTGCTGTACGGAAATCCCAGTTGTTATTTGCCGCTTGCCTTGTTATAATACGTCTTATTTCTGGTTCAACATTCTGATAAACGTTATCAAGGAACGTCTCGAGGTGTTCACCAAACAATTTCCTTAGTCCATAATGCGCTACAGCCTCATGTAGCAGAGTCTTCTCTACGTCTTCTACACTTGCATGATTAGGGATAACGATGGTGATTTTTCCACTACTCTTAGAATAGAATCCTTTTGCCTTAGCTTTCTTTCCCTGCAAGCTGTTACTATCTGTAACGGTTTCAATATTATTAAGATGTAACTTGTCAGCAAGCTCACTTATACGACTTATCATGCGCTGGCGTTCCCTTTCCGCAAAAGCCTTGTGGTCTTCCTCGGTACGATTGCTCTTACCAAGCATTTTTGCAACTGGGTCATTGATAAAGCTCAACTCACTATTAGTATATGAACCATAGCCTTCTCGATATTTTTCTTCATCAAGATTGCGCTTGCCATATTCAACGTCTTCCTCCATGGCGCCTCTATCGAGTGCGCTATCATCAATATTGATAACATCCATGAGGTGTAAGGCGCTATTAGAAAATGCGGTCTTAATCTTAAAGATAGATTTATTAGTATCTCGTGTATCCTCTCCAAGTTCATAATTTCCATATAAGATAGCAGAGCGACCACCCATCTGATTGACATAAGAGATTATTTGCATAATATTCTTATGACTATCTACTTCTGTTAACTTTGTCCATGGAAGGAATACGTTTCCTGTGACATGACCAGCTTGATCAAGGATAATAAGACTCATTTTCTTGTGTTCGCCAAGACGATGACTACTAACATACTCTGCAATACTTTCTGGACTTACAGCTCTGAAAGCAAACTCAGGGTTCCAGTCTTTTGCAAATACCTGCTGACTAAACTGATATACATTAATAGGGATATTATTATGTTCATCAGGCAAAGGAATATTTCCATCTTCAAGCCTTCCGTCTTCTGAGAACATACCAAATTTGCCACTTGTGGTATTGATAATGATTGCTGGCATCACTTTCCCTCCAAAGATTTCTTTCATCTTCTTTTGCACATCCATATCTTGCTTACTTGCAGATATGTTTCCACTTGGATGGTTGTGAACAAACAACACCTTATCTGGATTAATAGCAGCAGCAGCCACAATAGCTTGCTCGATAGGAGCTAAGGCTGTAGCGTATGAGCCAATAGAGAGGTGAAGGACTGTTGGGGTTCCATCTTTTATTAACACCAGAAACGAGTTTTCGACAGATGATGTTTCAAGCTGTTTGAAGATATATGCAATATCCTCAATACTTTCAATATGCTCCTTTCCTGTAAAACTAAAACCGTTACTTTCTGTATATCTACGTTCCACGTGACAAGCTTCGCCCTCTTCTAAAGGACGTAGACGCAGACGTGTAAGGTCGTAGCCCACTTTTCTTACAGTCTCTTTGGCTTGGTGGTAAGCCTCGCTTTCTACGCTTGAAAGTTGTTCGTTCTCTTTTTTACTTACATAATCCTCAATTGCATCAAGTTGAGCACGCAGTAAAGTGCGTTCTGTCGTATGATAACCACCATTGGACCAATTCTTTGCAACATTGACATATGAGCCGTACGCAGTATCTAATGAGGTCTTTTCGTCCTCAAGCGAGTTCATGTACCTTTCCACAGCTTCCTGAAACTCTTTATTATGGCGACGGTCATATTCTTCCATGTAGAAGTTCCATTCTTTGCTATCACCTTTAGCGATTTCCTTTAAGAGTTCGTCGTCTGTAAGTTTAGAAATTGCTTGATTCACATTCTTATTTGGTGAATCACTAAAATCTACTTCGCTAAACAAATTACCCTCTATAAAACTTCTGATGGATGAAGAAACATTAAAGAGTGGCTCTTCTGTTGTAAGCTCACTAAAATTTCCATCTTCGTATTCAATGTTTGAAAGGTTAGAATTAGTATTGATGTTTTTATCCATCTCAGCATACTTCTTTTCCTTTTCTTCCATTTCTTTCTTCATCGCTTCTGTGTACTCTACAAATTTCGCCTTAGCTTCTTCAAGTTCACTCTCGAATTCGAAAGGTTTACCTTCTCTTGAAAGGATATGTTCTAAGTCTGAGCTGTAGTGTGCAATATTTTGTGTTGCTCGCTCTATACTCTCCTTGAAATCATTACCAGTAATAATATTATCAGTAATATCCTCAATTGCGTTACGCATCAACGCCCCCTTTACGGGTACATCTTCAAGTCCAAGTTCCTTTTGCGAATAGGTCATTGTACGAGTAGACTTTGCGAAGAGATTAATACCCTGAGAAGACATTTCTTTAGAAACCTCGGTATGAATAGCAAAGGTAAGTCCATCAACATCAACGTTAATGGTGCTGCCATAAGTAGCATTGGTTCCATTCTTAACCTTTTCGCTTTCTTCTTTAACCTTCTTGTTATGCTCTTTGAAGAAGTCCTCCATTCCTGCCACACTATCATACTTATGTTTACCAACAATGATAGCTTTAAATTTGCCATCAGGGTAGGTATTATTCACAAGTGAAAGGTTCTTCTCGTTCTCTTCCTTTTGAAGCTGAGCTTTTTTGATAAGTCCATTAAGACGTGGCTTAGCATTGTGAATATAGGTTTGGTCTGCTTCCCACTGGCGTTTGCGACTTTCGTACTTACGGACGTTCTTCTCTGCTTGGTTCTTCAACATAGCATACTCGCTTCCTGAAAGTTGTGCAACAGTATCTCCAAAAGAGTCTTCTTCCTCTTCAAGAATACGATTCTCCATACTGTTTGCCATAAGCTGTTTACCATTCATTATACTTTCAGCAATAGCACCCTTAGTCTTTAGTCTCTGATAAGCAGTAACATCTAAGCTATCTTCTACTCCGAAACGAAGCACACGGACAGGCTTATTCATATCCTTATGAATATTTCCTTGTCGCAATATACGTCCATTACGCTGCGTATAATCCATAGGTCTATTAGGTGCATCGATATGTATAAGCGTATGTAGGCGCTCTTGTATATTCACGCCTGTACCAAGCGTAAATGTACTACCCATAATTACACGTACCTCACCACGATTAACCTTATCGAAGATTTCCAATTTCTTCTTAACGGTCATTCCCGACTTCATCACAACAATTTGCTTCTCAGGAATACCTGCAGCAATAAGCTTATCCTTTACATCCTCGTAAAGATTAAAGCCACTGGTCTTATTCTGATAATTATCTGCAAACAAAGCAACAGTACCATTGTAAGAAGCTGTTTCTTTGAGGGAACGTAAAGTCTGACGCACAGCCTCATTGGTCTTACTATTAGGGTCGTCTTCTGCCGTTTCATCAACTAATCGTGCATCCACAGCTGCTGCTTTAGCTATACTATACATGGTAAGTGGAATATGAGAATTCTCTTTTTTCTCCTTACCACTCATCTTGTCGTATGCTTCAAGTTCTGCCTTGACGTATTTCATAATACCACGAAGTGCTGTTGTTTGAGGAAGATAAAGGTCTTGCGCTTTGCCTCCTTCCATCTCAGGAATTTTATCACTGACTCCACCAGCGTCTTTTGTTCGAACCGTATCAGATACACTTGACCAAATACGCACTAACTCTGGTAAATCAATATAGCCTGCAAAACGATTATTCTCTTTGAACTTTCCACTGGTTGTAAACTCAAGCATCTGCTGAATATTACCAAAGTTCCGCACAAAGTCGTCAAAGTAGTAGATTCCATACTCTTTCATCGTTTCAGAAGGCATGAGATAACGCATAAACGTCCAAATCTCAGCTGCTGTATTACTGATAGGGGTACCAGTCGCAAATATGACATTACGCCCATGGCTCTTTTGTAATACGGCTTGCGTTTTTAAGAAAACACCCTGTGACTTTTTAGAATATGAAGGGTCAACACCCTTGACACCACGCTGCATTGCAGTTGCAAATCCAAGATGCTTGTACTCGTGCGCTTCATCAATAAGCAGAGCGTCAATTACCATGTCATCGAAATTCTCTGTTTCATCAGTTCTACGTTCGAGCATTTCACGAGCCTTAACCTCTGTATTCTGTTTTGTAACTGCACGTTTCTTCTCATCCTTTGCTGTTCGTTTCTCTGAAAGTGTAGTAGTCAACTCTGCTAATTCTTCTTTCAGCTGCTCAACTTCTTTCTCCGCTTGACGAGTGATTAAATTACGACCAGACTTGTCTGCATCTTTCATCTTTGCCAAGACAGTCAACTTCTCTTCTATTTTATCCTGGATAAACGTCATCTGACGCTCTTCGCTATCGGGGATAAATTCAAAGGTTGATTGAGGAACAACTATCATATCCCAATCGTTGTAACGTATCTTCGCATAGAAGTTCTTTCTTCCTTCTGCGTTGCGGTCACTATCCTCAAGCGTAAGAATCTTCGCATTTGGATATAGTTCTTTCGCACTTGCGACAAACTGACCTACTGTAGCATTCTGTACTACAATCATAGGCTTACGCGCTGTGCCAAGTCTACGCATTTCCATTGCTGTGGAAATAAGCGTAAAGGTCTTACCAGTACCTACCTCATGTGCAAGCATTAATGGTTGCATTGTTCCACGTACAACAGCTTTCGCTTGATGTGGACGTAACGTAATATTATGAGTAGCACCTCCGAAATGCTCTGGGATGTATTCACTTGGGATATCAATAGGTACGTAATTATTGAAAAGGTCATTATACACCTGCTCTATCTTGTCAGACATTTCAGGATTACTTTGCATTTTATTACGTGCCCAATCCTTAAACTCCTGTCTTATTTCGTCTATACGACTTGAGCATGCTTGTGTTGCTTCCTTATCCGTAATAGTTTCTGATGTCCCGTCATAATGCTTACGTGTCGTTGAGACTGTAATAGTCTTATTCTGGATAGCCGCTTCTATAAGTTCATGCCCCATAATATGTTTACCCAACAAGTCGCTATGTACGCCAAATGAACGATTCTTTTCATTGTCCGTCCAATGCGGCTCTTTCATAAACCATGTTCCGCCTGCTGCTGTAAACTTGACATCAACATCCGTTTTATCTTTAACATATTCCTCATAAAGTTCTGGTGCAATCCATGATGAACCTAAGTTGAATTCTATAAGATGTGCAGGTATGCTATTAGGAACAACTTCTTTAAGAGCTTTAATATTCGTGTTGTACTCTCCGCCTTCGTTATTTTCTTCTGCTTGTTTTAACTTTTCCCTTACATTTCCACTAAGATACTGATATGACACCTCAACCTGTTTGCTTACAGGATTCTCGAAACCTAATCCGCTTGCAATAATCTCACGCTTAACATCTTCCTCTGTTTTCCCAAGCTGATTACTGATATATGGGATATCTATTTTACCAAACTTGTAAACGCTCACCACAATACCATCCTTAACATTCTTAGGCTGTGGTTCCACACTCTTCTCAACAACACGCTTTTTAAAAATGTCTGTCTTGTGGAATGATTCTACACGATTACCGTTTTTATCAGCCTTCTCCTCATATTTTTCTAAGGAGAATACGTTTGGATAGTCAACATCATTGCGTAGGAAGGCTATAGAAGTATTCTTGTTGAGGCGTCCATATGTATCTACAAAAGAGTCGTATGCCTTATTCAGTTTGTCAAGTAAAGGCTGTAACCCCTCGTTACCCTCATTCTCTGTCTGATACTTTAATACATCATTAAGCGCCTGCTTAATTTCTGTATAAGCCTTAAAGCATTCTTCTTTTGTATGTCCCTTAACTTTATTCGAGTTAAGATTAAGTGGTACTGCCTGACCTAATTGAGCTACGCAGAGTTGACCATCCTTGTTTACAAGCATGCTTCCCTCTTTGACATCGTTACCAAGTTCCTCATAGACGTTAATAGGCTCCACGTCTTGTTTTGTTGATGCAGCCTCATCTTTCATATTAGTAAAAGACTGAACAAAGTCTGCTAACAACTTATCTTGCGCCTTGTCATTAGTAGGATAAAGTCCCTTTGAAGTAGCACGATATTTGTCGCCATGCTCAAAAGCGAATTCCATCTTTCCTGCCATCATTTCAGGGTGTTCAATGAAGTATTTGTTGTAGTCCATCGAAAGATGTTTAACAACTGGAACATCTACACCCTTGACACGTTTTGTTTCGCCAGTATCAAATTCCACCGAACGCTCACCTGTAACAGTGCTTACATCTATTGCGTTTGGCGAGACTTGACCATTAACACGTTTACGAATGACGATAATATCTGATGTAACACCAGTGCCACCAAATGTTTTATTATTCAATCGGAAAGCACCGACGACATCAGCGTTGCCATCACTTACCAACCAGTCACGTAGTTTCTGTGAACTATCAAGGGTGCCATTTGAAGATATAAAGATACCGACACCCCCCTCACGCAGTTTACGTACGTTCTTTGCAATACAGAAGTCATGAATGTTATGGAACTTTTTAGAAAGGTCGCCATCTCCTGTTGTGTCATTAACACGAAGACCTGTAACAAAAGGAACATTGGTAATCGCAAGGTCTACACTTCCGTTCGGTACTCGTGTCTGCTCAAAGCCTTGTATATTAACGTTAGCCTCAGGGTAAAGTAAAGAAAGGATATTGCCAGACGTTCCGTCTATCTCCACTGCTTGAATACGACTACTATCGCTTATATCCATTGGCATAAGACCAAGAATATTACCGATACCTGCAGAGCCTTCAAGAATATTGCCACCCTTAAAGCCCAACTGCTTTGCAATGTCCCACAATGTATCTATAACGTACGCTGGTGTATAATAAGCACTATTCGCGCTCATCACGGCTTGTTCGTAACCCTCTGCGCCTAACAAACTCTGTAGGCGAGCAGGAATAGAATCTTTACTCCAGCTATATGAAGCTTGATTAAAGGCTTTGCCTAAACCTCCCCATCCACTAAACTTACGGAGAACAGACATTTGCTCGGGAGTTGCTTTTTCGCCACTCTCGACAAGTTCATTTGCCAACTCAATAGCTTTGATATTGGCTTCAATACGTGCATCAACAGATGTAGGCGCATAGTCTACACCACGCTCAGCATGATTATTAGAAACGTTTAGTCTCGATAAGCGTCCAGAGGGTCGTTCAGTGCTGCTGCGTTCTTCTGCATTTCTGCTCTGTACTCGCTTATCTCCTTGTCGCTCAGACCTGCGTTCTTCAATATCTCTGTCCAGTTGTCTGTTGTCAACTGTCCTGCGCTCAGAAGATTCTCGTTGCGAAACTCCATCATCGCTCTTTCTATTCTCTCTTCGAGTTCTTTGGTTATCTTCATTGTCTTTGCTGTCTAAATCATTGTTATCAAACAAATCACCGACTGTCGGCTCTCGCTTCAAAGATACATCTTTTTTCTTTGAGTTGTTCTTTTTTGCTGGCTTTTCTTTCTCTGTACTTACTTTTTCTTCTTTTGCAGCAATTGCTTCTTCTGAATTTGTGACAGGAGAGAGTTCTTCCCAGTAAGCAACATCATACATGACAGGTGCTAAACCTGTGTCAAGTATTGGTCTGTTATTGTCAGACCTGTCGATGTCATAAAGAGTCGCTTCCTTGCCCTTATACATCACCTTGTCACCAATATTGAAGCCGTGCAAATCAGGGACTATTTTCTCCTGCCACCCCTCTTTATTAAGTGTCTTTGCAAGATGTCTCCATTCTTCAATAGAAACCTGCCCATTTAGCTTAATAGCAACCTTGTAAGGGGAGGTAAAATGCCCAACTTTAATTTCTGTACCAGTTTCGTCATTAACAAATGTCTTTCCAAAGATTCCCTCTATATCCTCCACAGAAGTAAACCTACCTTCGAGTCCATTAGATGTAGGAGTATCGTTTGCAGTTTCATCTTTGTCGTTAATAGCTACTCTGTAGCCTGCACGTATTAGTTTTGGAAGGTAGGTATCAAGTGTATAATATGGGAAGCCAACCATATTAACACCATCATTCCTTTTGGTAAGAACAATACCAAGTGTCTTAGACAAGTCTTTTGCATCATCTTGATATGTCTCGTAGAAATCGCCAACACGGAGCAAGATTTTTGTATCTGGATACTTCTCTTTTAACGCATTATATTGAGCGAGTAATCTACTATTGGTTGATGATCCTGTAGGTTCTTCTACCTCATTGTGGTCTGTTGTCTTCTCTTTACTGACGATGTCCTCTTCCAAATTTTGCGCAGGATTTACTTCTGACTGTGTATTAAAGATTGCATCTGCAAAAGCATGTGCTTCTTTTGCTGTGTTAAACACAAAACCATTAACACCACGGAAAGAAGAGTAATAACCATTATGTTCTTTTGCCACCTGCTTGCGCTGGGTATAAACATCCTTGTCAGTGCGTTCCTTACCACGTACAACCCAAATATCAACATCTTTTTTGTTGTTGTGTTGCTTGGTAATAGAATACGCATCGTTATCTACATCTTCTAACTCATTAGTATTATTTTGTTCTTGCTTTGCATTAAACTCAACTGTTGCTTCATTGTTAATCTGCTCAGCTGTTTCAATAGCGGAAGGCGTTAACTGCTCACCCTCTTTACCAATTGTAGCAACGTCGAAACGACTCACCTCATCATAGGGGGTCATTTCGCTTGACAACTCTGTCATCTCTGGTAAATCTCTTGCACCGTTGTAGAATGCTTTGAGATATGGACGAATTGCGTCTCCAAGGTCAGAAATCATTTCCTTTGCATAGGCTCCAAAGGCACGTGCGCCATTCTCTATATGATACACTGCCATTTCTGCACCGATAGCCAACATCTCAGGGTCTACACCTAAATTAAGCTGACCCAACTTAGAACGCATACGCTTCTTTAATTCTTCGTAGCGTTCATTAGATACAAGACGCTTGCTGCCTTTATCCTCAATAGGATGCTGTACATAAACATCTCCCTCTGTTTTAACAGAAGAGTATTCGGCAAACGGTTTTGTCTTGCGTTTACTGCTATCAATCCACTTCTTGAATTCTTCCTTGCTAACTTCTGTAATGTTGCCCAAGCCTTGCCATCCCTCTTCATAATTAGAAAGATATGCTTTCCTTGCGCTTTCCATGTCAGAGAATCCATACATTACCTTATGCTCATCGAAAGAACCATCTTTATTTACCTGGTCTACAACAAAGACATTACCCTCTGTTGGGTTATCTGACAAAAAGATGTCTATATGATCACCATCAACGCTTTCTGTACCTCGAATGTATCCATAGGTGTTATGCATCTCGGTTTCCCATTCCTTGCCATTTGCATCCTTACCACGACGAACACTGCCCTTAGGCTGTTCAATAGTGACATTGAAGCCATCTACCTTAATATGACCTTTCTTGTAGTTACCAGCTTCTTTCTGTGCTTCAGTCGGATTGGTATCAACCTTTGATTCCTCTTTTTTACGTGTACGCTTAGCTTTATCTTCTGCCGCTACACGTTCAGCCATTGCGAACAAATCTTCACCACTTGCAGGCTTTTCTAAATAATTGTCGACAATTTCTTGCTTTGTAGCAGAAGATTGCTTATCTTTGCCAACAGAAGGAGTGTTTTGAGGAGTTATTACCGAGCCCTTTGTCTCGCCCTCGGCTTTATCAGGGTGAACATAGTCCAAACCTTGCTTCTCAGCCGAAGAAGTAGTCGTATCTTTCGGAGTGCGCCAAATAACACTACCCTCCATCAAGAGCCGTAATATTCTGTTACGGCTTTTTTCTTGATTGGAAACAACGACTTCTTTCCCGTCAACACTAACAGTTATTGATGTGAAATAGTAATAACGTGTTCCGTCAGACTTCCTGAAAGACTTTATAAAGATGAAAGAAGATGGTCGTTCTGTATGCGTTCCTTCCTTTGCTTTACTATTTTCTTCTACAATGGCATCTGGATATTCCAACGTTGGTTTTAGCATTCCCAATTTGCCATTACGACCTGCTCGCATAAGTTTTGCAAATTGGTTCTCGCCCATTTTAACGTCACCAATAGGGGTGGAAACTATGCCATCTTCTCCAAATTCTTTATCCCAATTTTCTATTGTTAACGGAATTTCTTGTGCTACATCTGCACCCAATTCCATTTGAGCTATAAAATCAGCAGCCTCCTTTTTCGTTAAATGTGAGTTTTCTGCTGCAACCTCTTCTTGGCTGCCTCCACTGCTTTGTCCACTTCCGCTTCTTCCAGTATCTCCTTCAGTTCCCCCTTGATTGGCTTCTGCCCCATCGATATTCTCACTTCGTCCTCTTGGCGTAGTATCTCCATTGCTTCCTGTTCTCCCTTCTTGGCTTGCTGAATTATCGCCAGCCAATACATTGCTTCCTTGTTGTCCATTATATTCTATATTTAATGTTTCTTTGATTGCCTGTGCAAGTGAACGTGGTGTATTATCAGGCTGCTCAAACAGGGTTTCTTCTTGTGTACCTTGTATAAGGTCGTACATCTTATTGAACGTACCCTGTATGAGTGACTGATTATCGCCTTTGTACATAGTCGCAAGCAATAATGCAAAGTTACTATATTTTTCTGCAGGAAGATAACTTTCTCCTGTAACATCGTCAAAAGCAAGTTGTCTTCTCCATGCTTCAACAGCTATACGTGCATCTTTATGATTCTTTGCATTCATAAACATGCTATCATGTGACAGAGCATAATATGCCATGATAGAGTCCTGAATATCCCCTACCATACGTTTGCTTTGTGGACTGTCATAATCACGATATGCCGTTGCAAGAATTGCTTTCTGTGCTTTTGCAGGTAGCGCATTAAACATCTCTTCAAGCTGCGTATTACCACCTTCGAAGATACTCTGGTACATAATACCCTTGATATCGTTCTTTGCTTCTGCAGTAATATTGCCTTTGCTATCAAATGCACTCTTATACTGTGTTGGACTAATCACTCCATTAGCGTTTAGCCATTTCAAAGCATCCACACCATTACTATCAACAAGCTCTGCAAAAGAGATATTCTCGTCATTAGCTCGCAAAAGAATGTTTGCAAAGTTCTTCATCTTGTCACCAAGCTTTTTAACAACATTCTTAGGCTTGATACGTTCTGTACCTCCACTTTCTGTATCACTTGCTACAAATTGACCTAAAGAAATAGCTTCATCATCATTCACATCGAGCATATTAACAAGTACAGGCTTATCCATTGCTGCAATGTCTTCTGCTTTTAGACCGAATGATTCTGCATTATCAATAAGATACTGTTTGTACTTATCGCCTTGTTCCTGATGATTATCCCACATCTCACGAAGTGCGGCACTTCGATTATTGCCCTGGATAACCTCTCCACGACTATTCACTGTTGGCGCACCTGTATAAGCAGTGACAGATGATGTGATTTCTTCTGGGCGTATATTTGCCGCAATCTTACGTGCTGCGCCTACACTTGCATCGTCTTTGCGCTCTTTTGGTTGTGCCTCGTCAATGAAGTGCTGTGGATTTCGTTGCCCATTCTTATGGCTTGGTTGTAACTGATTAGCTTCAATGATTGCAACGTGTCCTGTTGGAATGTTATCATCATCAAATTTAACCTGTACTTCTTTACCTTTCGTTGCGTTAATAGGCTCTTGTCTATCGACCTTATCTCCATTAACACGCCTGTAGCCTCTTGCTCGAGCATCGGTTGCCTTATCTTCTACAAAATCGGGTACACCATTAAGAGCTTCACGCTTGATACGTTCTGCTTCTTCCTGCTCTACACGTTCTTTCTCTTCCTGTTCCTTACGTTCACGTGCCACTTCATCAGCTTTGCGCTGTTCCTCTGCTTGTATTGCAGCATCACGCATACGATTAACAGCAGCTATCTTTCTCCAATGTGCAAGTGTTGCCTTTGCCTGTTCAATAACCGCAGCACGTTCTTTTTCTGCTGCAATCTTCTCGGCAATGCTGCCACCACTCTTTGCTTTGGTTTTTTCAGCCTTTTTTACACCAGCTTCCAAATCTGACACCATATCATCGGCAACAGTCTGTGCCATACTCGTGTCACCTTCCGTCTGCTCTACAATAGCATCCCATGCTGTTTCAGGTTCTGCCTGTTCATAAAGAGGCTGGCCAGATTCGTCTTTAGGAATACGCTCCAAAGCTGTTGGTTGCTGCTTTGGGGTTTCCTTTTCTACAGACTCCTCCGTCTCTTCCTGCTGTTGAGGCTGCTGAACTGTTGCATTTTCTGCAACGGTTTCAGGCGCTTTTGTAATAGCATCAAGTTCTTCTGCACTAAACAGATTTACTTTCTTACCATTAATGGGCTGCTCTGTGTAGACTTCAAACTTACCATCTTCATTCTCAGGGGCTGTTATACTTCCACGAACAGCATTTCCATTCTCATCAGAGAGCGTAACCTCATCGTTTATGCTGTAAGTATTATTAGTATTGGTAGTTGGTGCGTTCTCTACAACCTGCGTTGCTGCAACGGCTGCTCGACGTGCCTCATCAACCTGCTGCTGTACTTGTTCTTTTGGCAACAGAATAGGCTGCTGAGCTCCATCAATATCAACAAGCACCATTTCAGGATTAACCTGTCCTGTCTTTTCGTCTATTGCATCACCAATTATAGACAAAGAGTGTTGCGTACCATCTTCTTTGTCTATGATAGAATAGGTATCACCTTGCTTGAATTCTAATTTTCCGTCAATCTTATCAGCCTGCTGCTGTGCAAATGTCTGACGGATATTGTCTGTTGTAGCCTCTTTCTCCTCTTGCACATTAATAGGTGCATCCACCTTGAAGATTGCAGAAGGGTCTGCTGTTTCAAGTTCTCCAGTCTCGGCATCACGCAAGACAACGAAATCATCAGAGTGTTCATGATCAACACCACTACCATCAAGGAGCATTACAACGTTACCATTGACAATATACACTTGCCTATCATCCACTTTCATTGTAGCAGGGTGAATAGCGCCAGTATCAAGGTTAGTACGCTGGTCTACCACAAGCTCACTTTCGTGCACTTTTGTGTCAATATCATCTTTCACACGCTGAATCATGCCATTATAGGCTGCACGTGCATTGGCATAGTCGGTAAACGCTTGTAGCTGTCCGTCGTTAAACTCATCACTATGCTTCATATAGGCTAAAGTTGACGCACCGCCATCTTCGCCTATCATACTTTCAAGCGTATCTTCACCCCATCCAGTAGCTTTTGTCGCTTGTTTCTTTGCCTCGTCATAAAGAATAGCTGTATTGTTGAGTTCCTTTTCATCTTGCAAGTTATAGCCCATACTGTAGGCTTCGTCCATTGCGTTAAATTGACCCTCCAGCTTATTCTTTGTGTCTTGTGCGTTGACACCATGCACAACAGCTGTACGATATTGATATTGTAAGGCTGCAATCTTCTGAGAGTTTGACAAAGACTTATCACTGCCAATTTTCTCCATTACACTACCTATCTGCTTTTCATCAGCGTTATCAATAGCGTTCTTGTATTCATCCCAACGCTCACCAAAAACAGAACGTGCTTGTGCGTCAGCTTTGCGCTGTTCATGTGGTGCTTGGTAGCGTTCTCTTGCATAACCTGCTGTGTTAACTCCGCTCATTATACCACTCATCAGAGCAACACTATAGAACGTATCAAGATTAATCTTTGGGTTGAACACTCCAGTGTGTGGGTCTGTGTCGAGTGTCATATCTCCATTGGTAACAGCATTGTAGAGGTTGTTTGCAACCTCCTCAAAATATTCACCCGCCATTCCGTTCCACTTGGTTCTCTCTTGGAAGTTTTTCCATGTCTTCGCCCAATTAGATGAACTCATGTGCTCAAAGGCATCAACAACCTTTCCTAAACCAATCTTACGTGCACCACGACCAATGGCAGCATTTACCTTACCAACACCAGGCAGATATTCGCCCCACATTTCAGAGATATTCTCAGCGTATTGACCATTGATAGCCTTAGCGAGTGCTTTTACATCACTATATTCCTTGTTTTGGAAGATGTAACCGCCCTTACCATCCGATTGTACATCACCTGTCTTTCGATTAAGATAATCGCCTACTATCTTTGTTGGACTATACATACCCGTAACAACACCTGCTTCTACAGCATCCATACCCACTCGTGTTGCTCCCTTAGCAAGTCCTGTGACGGCTTTTGCTATTGCTCCTTTACCAAACTTCTGCAGTGCTCTCTTTGCAACAGTTTTAGCAACGCTTGCAGCAGCTTCTTTGCCTACCCCAGAGGCTGGGTTTGTAGCCATTTGTGCCATGAATCCAATAGTACCGACAAGGTTCTGACCTGCTCCAAATGCACCGCCAAGTTTATCAGAGGCTTCTGATTGGACGTTATTGGCAATAGCTGCTGCATCAAGAAGTATCTTGTCTTTGGCGGTAGCTTTACCTTCTTCATAGTTCTTTGCAGCACGATAAAGATTAGCTGCATTGAATGTGTCTGTTATTCCAAAATCGTATGTGTCTACATCTGTCAAACCTGCCATGATACCACCATAGAGACGGCTTAGAGTACCAGCGTCTCCATATCTATCTGCGTTATTCTTTGCAATCGCAGCTTTCGACAACATGCCAAGAGCTGCAAGCCCTGACTTGGCACCTTCTGGAGTATACTGTAGGGCATTCCCTCGATTACTAAATCCTTCAAGCGCATCACTGACTGCGCCCAAGAACGGATGTTCCTTTCTGAAAGCCTCTTTCTTTTTGTAATCTTCGTCAAAGGCATCATTTACACTCTCAGCGGCATCTTTGTAGAGATTATCAACCTTATCTTTTTCACGTTGTGCCTCGATACCTGTCTGTACACTATCTCCGTATGCTTTTGCACGTGCTTCATCTGACGTAACTCCTACAAGAGGCTCTCCTGCATCATTTGTAACGATGTTTCCATGTTCGTCACGTGCTACCGTTGGAGCAAACATGGAATGAACTACATCTCCATTTTCATCGTATGTCAATCCAGCGTCAACAGGGTTGCGTAATTCTTTCCCTGTTGCCTGCATGTAATCAATCTCGTCTTTCTTCTGTTGCATAACCTGCGGCATACCCAACTCCTTTGCCGCTTTCTTATCACCATGCACAGCATCATCAAAGGCTTTAGCAATTGTCGGTTTACCAAAACGCTTCTGTTCACGCTCTATACGCTTTGTTTTAGCTTCGTTACCTAACTGAGCAGCATGCTGTACATGTGGGTTTGACGGAGTGGTACTGCGCCTTGCCTGCTCTCCAAGAACTTCATTGCGATGTTCTTCTGAAAGATTATAACCAACAGGCTTAGGCTTTAAGAAATCAGTTCCTTTTCCAAATGAGTCTGACAAAAGTGGCTTACTACCTTGCGGTGTGCTCTGTCGAGGGTGTACACTTGGGCTTGGAGTTGGTTTTGGTGCCGTCTGCTTCTGAACAGGCGTATGCTCAAGCGAGAAAGCATGAAGTCCTTGCTTTCTCGCATTTTCGAAATGCTGTAAAGGGATGTCATAATCGCCCTTTTGCGCATCACGCATACGGATAGTAGCACCCTTGTATGCATCTGCATACGATTGAATACCGTACTTATCGACATTTTCCTTAGATACCTGATGTTCTTTGCCGTCAACTGTTGTGATAGTGTATGTTACCTTATTTGGCATAATGTATTAATTTAACGGTGGTTTATTTGTTGTGGTTTGTTTTGCCGTAGGCTTTGTTCTGTTACGACGATAATTGTTTGCATTGAAACCTCCTGTCGAAGTTGATTTAGATGGTGATGCGCTTGTCATTCCTAACACACTACGAACTTCGCTATCCATAGAAGGGAAGTCCCCTATATTAGAAACAACAATTGCAGCAATTCCATCTTTACTTTGCGTCTTCTCCAACTGTTCCGCTATGGCGTTGTAATGTTGAGCTGTCTTACGGTCACCTGCTTTACGATAACGTTCTGCGGCTACCTTTGCTTTTTTCACCATTGATGGTGCAAGAGAGGTTAGAGCACCTTTCCTGTCTGCTGAATATGCATAAATATTGCCATCCTTGAGTCTAATTGTCTCTTTTGCGCCTTTATCTGTAACAGAGCCCTTAGTCGTGCCATCAGCATTGTGCGTTGCTCTAAAATGGCTTTCTGCTTGACTAATTCGTGCAGCGCCTTGTGCTTCGCTTACTCTGTTATGACGACCAGCTTCTGCTATTTGGGCACCTTTCAGTCCCTCGTCTGCCTTGTGTGCACGTTCTGTTTCCGCTAAGTCTCTTTCTTTGTGGTCCATATTTTTTTCAAACTGACTACCTCGTTGATCATGGTCTTTTTGCCATTGGTCATCCTTAGTTGCATCACGATCTTTCTTGTATTGCATTTCTGCAGCATCTTTCGTTTGGTTGTACAAATCTATACCAAGCTGGCGCATCCAATTTCTATCTTTATCCTTTCTTTCGTCGTCTGCCTGCCTTGCAGCCATAAGATTTCTTATATACGCATTCTGCTGTGCATCTCTATTTGCACGCAACTTTTCCCACTTATTTTCCGTCTTAGTAGATTGTGAGTTCTCATGCCTATACATATTAGGAGCATACTTTGTTGTGAAATAAAGGTTAGATAGTGCTGATATACCGTCGCTAATAGCAGAGAATACTTTCTCACGTTTCTCTTTCTTCCGCTCATTAGCCAACTCTTCTTGTGTTGGGGGTTGATACGGATTGAGCTTCGTAAACATATCAGTGTAAGACATACGTGTTGGCGTTGCAGTCTTTGCAGGAGTTATTTTATCCTCCTTAGCAGCTACACTCTGCTCTACACTTGAAGCAGCTGGAGCTACAATAGAAGGTGCGGTGTTGTTACCGCTAATATTTCCAGACTGAGTTGTCGGAACAGCCCCATTTTCCCTCAAGTGGGCATTCTCGGCTCTCTGCTGCGCTACACCTGCAGCACCCATAGCCGTTTCCGTTTTCACTCCAATAGCTGGACTTGCAGGCTGTGGAGGCTGTGACATAGGGGCAGGCTTACCTAAAATATCATTTATAGCACTCATATTCTTCGTTTTGAATTAGAATGGAATATTACCAGCTGCCCCAGTAACACCTTGAACAGCTTGCCCAATAGCGTTAGCCTTGTTCTGTTCAATCTCGTTGAGTTGATTGTTAAGCGAAGTATCACGCTCTTGAAACTGATTTTCGATTGCGTCTTTTCTCTGTTCACCATTAACGGCAATCTGTGCGGTTGCATCAGAAAGAGCTTTGCCGTTTGCTGCCTTTGTTGCAGCGGCACTTTCTTCTGTACCACCCATCACGGCAGCTGCTCCCTGTGCGGCTCTATTGCGATTCTTAATGCTTTCCTCTGTCATAGTTAAGATACGCTGAGCATCTGCACGCTGTGTTGCATCCTCGTTATAACGTCTGTCAAACCAGTCTTGATTGGCTTTTTTCTGCGCCTCTACATTGGCTTTCATCTTCCTCATTGCTTTTGATGCGCTGATACCTCCAAAAATACTACCTGCGGCACCAATTGCTGCTCCGATTAATCCCATATTGCGTTGTCTGTTAAAAGTTATCTATTTTCTGCGAAAATAACACATTACTTTTGCATGGTTAGTTTAACTTTTAATACACCAAATAATATGACTACTGAAAAGAAGAAAGGAGGGCGACCTAAAGGAATAGCGAAGACAGGCGGTCGTGTTGCAGGAACGCCGAATAAAGTTTCGGGAAAAGTAAGAAGTATTCTTGCAAATGTCACTGGCAGTTACTATGACTCTGACTTATTTGAGAAAGACTTGGCAAGTCTTGAGCCTAAAGAACGTATACAAGCAATGGAGAGGTTTACAGCTTATATTGCTCCAAAATTACAGGCAACAACTCTTGACGTTGCAACAGAGACGAAGAAGACTATCGAGGACAGGCTTATCGCTTTGTCTGGTGGAGGCAAATAAAATCTACAAATAACTACTATAGAAACGCTTTTATTAAATTGTTGAATTAATTGAATTGATTTGTTTTAGTTAAAAGGGGATTGTTCGTGAGAATAGTCCCCTTTTTCTTTGTAACTAATTCAACAACAAATATTTATAAAACACTCCCTATATGTCGCACTTTGATGTTTTTTATATCATTTATAATGCTCCCTATATGTCGTAGTTATACCATTTTCTTGGCGTCAGGAATATGGTTTTTGTAGTCAAAAGAGTTATTGTAAACGAACGTTAATTTATTTCTTCGGAAGAAATCCCACTTGAAACGTATTTCTTCGGAAGAAATCCCACTTGAAACACATTTCTTCGGAAGAAATCCCACTTGAAACGTATTTCTTCGGAAAAAAGTGCACAAAGTAAAGTAAAATAAATAATATACATCTACCGCGCGCGTATACGTACGCGAGGAGCACATTCCTTTTGTTAATGAAAGTAAAAAAAGAAAACCTACAAAAGAAAGTCCTTCTGTAGGTTGAAAAGTGAATTAGAAACCTTTGCCTTTCATCCGCTCGTAAACAACAGATTGTTTCTTGTCTTGGTTCTCTATTTTGAAAATAACCATTGAGCGATTGGGAATGTCATCAGGAAGCTGTGCGACAAGTTTTGCAATTACTTCGTCAACATTGTTAAAACCGACATCAGTTATCTCGGCTAACTTTCGTCCTTGAAAAAATGCTTCTCCATGTACTTGGTAACGGTATGATAGTTTAAAACGTTCTTCTTTTGGTTTTTGTTCACGTCTTGACGGTTTATCAGAGAAGAAAATAAAATCAATAACCTTTTCGTTGAGTTCCCATGCAGGCGAGTAATCTGTCTTGATGTAGCCACGTGTTACCTTGTGAGCGCTGCTATGATTCATTGCAAATGCAACTTCTTCAATACTTGCATTACAATCATTCTGTGCTATAGTTCCCCAAGTGTGACGGAAAGTGTAAACAGAATAATCGTTATCTTTATCAATTCCCATAGCCTCACAAAGGTGTCGAATACCAATGTTTACATTTGCGCTGAAGCTATCAGATGTCGTATGCCGTTTTGCAAAACAAAAAAGATGCCCATCGTCCTCGTCAGTGCTTTTGTATTTCTCAAATAAAGGCTGCAAAATAGCTGGAACACGCATTTCCATATAAGCACCATCAGTGCGAAACATCTTAGTCTTTGCCCTCTGATAGTGAAGAATGCCATCATAATAATCAGACTTCTTCATGTGGAATAAATCTACAGTGTTAATTCCTGCCAAGCAGATAACTATCATAGCAACGTCACGTCCTAACTCTTCAAGTGGATGCGCCATCTTACTCTCGGGAAGAGGGAAAAAGAAGAACTCTCGACATGCTTCGGGAGTTATAGCGAGCTTCTCTGGTCTGTCTGCCTTTGGAATCTCAATGCTCATCCAAGGATTGGATTTAATTCTGATGAGATTGTTATCGTAGTCGTTGTATTCTACAAGAGCAGCTTTAAAAACTTGACGAATGCAAATAGGATACATCTCCTTCGCACGTTTTGTTGTTTCAAGAGATTTTATCCATTGGTTTATAAACAACGAAGTAAGTTCAGAGAACATGACTTTGGTTGTACCAGCAAAACGTTCAAGATGTTGCAACGCAAGTTCGTAGTTACGTGCATTACGCTGCTGCCCTCGGTCAACCATTCTGTCAATGTGCTTGTGTGCGTATTCGCTGAAACATAAGTCAGAGTCCATTGTGCGTAAAAAGTCAACCACTTGCTTCACTGTCCATCTTGATGTGTTCACCCTGTTAAGCCTATCGTTGTACTCGATGATCAGACTTGAGCAATATTGCAAAACATATGGGTCGGTAATTTCGTTCGTCTTACTAAGTCCCTTACTTGTTACATACTTGCCAGTTGTAATATATCCGACCTTTACGCCTACGCCTACTCTGATATATACCTGCCAGAATCCATCTTTGCGTGGTCTTCTGACTACTGCCTTAAATATTGCCAT